ATGAACATCGATCAAGACACCTGTGAGTGGCTCGGATGCCCCACGCCTCTGGAAATGTATAAGCACCAGTGCGCACTATTGGAAGATGAGTTGACCCTGGCGCAGGTCCAGCTGACCAAGGCCCGGAGAAACATCGCCGGACTGGTACACATGAATGACGTGCTGACCACCGGAAAGGCTCGGGCGGAAGAAGTCGCTACAGCCGCAACGACGGAGATGGAGGAATTTAAACGCGCATGCACCGAGCCAGGCGTGCTGGGAATGAAGCTGGTTGCACAACAACGCGACCACCTGCTCAGGGAGAACCAGAGACTCCTCGGCGAACTGCGTAAACTTACTGAGCCGCAGCCCTGACACTCAACGCGTTGTAGCTTCTCTCGCAAGTCAGTCCAGCTATTCGGGCGCGGTCATAAGCGACCGCCAGCTCTCCCGCTCTTTTGTCAGCCCGCTGGAGCAGGTCGGAGAGCACCATTGCGGCGCGGGTGGCTGACGCGCCTCGCTGGGTAGCTCCGGGATCGCCGCAGGCATTGGCGGCGAACTTACCGGCTTCGACATGCAGCCGGTCACCAGCAGCATCAGCGGCACCAGCATCCACAGTTGCGGCCTTGTTCTGTTCTCGCGCATCGCTTGCCTCCTTATTCACTGCCTTCTGGCGGCGCTGTTCTTCTAAGCGGGCCGTGTTGCCCGCCTCGGTGATGGCGAGCGCCTGAGCTTTGCCAAGTTCTGCCAGTTGCTTGCCGTAACGATAGTCCTGCACCCGCCAGGTGCCACCGGCGCCGATCACCACGGCCAGCAGGATGACGGCCAAGATCTGTATCGGCGTCACGACATCACCCCGCCCGCCAGTCGGTATTGCTTCAGCAGATCCTCCAGGCGGTGCTCGCGCTGGCCATACCCAGCACCCGGCAAGCTGGCCCAGATGTTCCGGCACTTCGCGAGAGCCGTCTCGATCCGTCCGGCAAGCACGTCAGGCAATGCCCGGCACTCGCGGATGTGCTGCAGCGCCACCAGGTCCTGGCTGATCGGGCTGAAGTCCGGCAGCTTGAGCAGGGCCTTGTAATGCGGCCAGTCCTTCAGCATCTGCTGGTACCGGCCCGAAGCATTGGACGTGAGCCCTTTGCTGTTGATGACCTTCGATGCGCGCCCCTTGGCGAACGGGTGGTCCGTGAAATCCTTGAACACCTCGGGTTTTCGATCAATTCCCGTCACGATCACGTCGTAGCCATCCATGGCCGTGGCCGGGGAGGTGCTGGTGCCCTCGCCCCAGGCGAGCATATCGAGGAAGGCCAGCGCGTTACGTCCGCCCGCGCGAGATTCGGAAAGTCGTGCCATTGCTTTTCTCCAGGCAAAAATAAACCCGCTCATGGCGGGTGGCGTTGTTCAGCAACGGATCACGTAGGCGCTACAGGGCGCTTGCTGCTGTCGGGGAAGTCAGAGTTATCGGCGGTCCACTTGCGCAGAGCGAGCCAATATTTCTGCCACTGCTGGGCGGTGCCTAGGATGCCTTCCTCGCCGTACTCGATGGCGGTCACGTTCTGCTGGGCAATAGGCATTTCCGTATCGCGCCAGGAGTTTTCGACACCGGACAATTCCAACAACGAAGGAATGTAAGGTGGTGGAAAATATTCGTCCCGGCGCACAACCGTACCGCCAATTTCCTTGACGTACTCGTAGATATTCACGCCCTCAGCGACGCAGGTCGTGCTCCCATCATCGCCAACAATAATGTACTCATCCATCACGCCCACTCCCCTACGATAATGAATCTCGCCCTGCCAGCAGCGGAGTCAATCAATTGGTTGCTTCCCGCCCCGGGTGAGTTGAATAGAGTAATGGTGCTGGTTGCCACGTCTGAGCCCCCTGATTCGATTTGCATGGCGTTGAAGTAAACCCCCGAGTTGGAGGCGGCACTACAGAAGACCTTGAAGCCTGGCTTTATCTGTCGCGGCAGGTTTATTACAAACAGCCCGGCAGACGTCCGCGTGACGGAGGTGACGTTATTGGCGTTGGTCAGAACCGGTGGAGCGACAGGAGTAAATGACCCGCCAGCAACAATTTGATTGGCGGGGACGATGTCAGATTTCAGCTGATACTTTGAAAGCTCTGCTATCAGGTCGGCCTGAGCAGTTATCAATCCAGTAATAGCCCCCCAGGCGGCTCCCGTAGGCAAAGGAACCCAAGTCCCTGCCCCGCTCAAGACTTTCATCCGGTCAGCAACTGATGCAACTGGAACTAGACCCTTGGTACCAGCAACAGTTGGCGTTGCACCAACCATCGGCGCGATGCCCTGGCGAATCAGATCGAAACCGCCCGAAGTCAGCGCGTGCAGCGACGTGATGTCGTTGTTTTCACCACTGTCAGCCTTACCAAGCGTGGCCTGCTCTGCTCGATCGGCAGAATCTTCAGCGGCAGTAGCCGAGGCTGCGGCCGCCTGCTCCGATTGAATGATGGAGGTCTTGGCCGTCTCTGCTCGATCAGCCGCCGCGGCGGATGCCTGGGCAGATAAACCGCTTTGCTGAGCCGCCAGCTGCGCGGCATTCTTGTTCTCCGCAGATGCATCAGCCGCCGCGCTTGCGATGCCGGCCTGCTCGGCGGCCACCGTCTTGGATTGCCCTGCCGATGCGGCAGCCTCTGTCGCGGCCGCCACCTGATCCTGCATATCAGCAACACCGCTGGCAATCACCTGGGTAGCCGCCCGAAGGGCATCAGCCGAGTCCTTGACGTATCCCTGCATCGGCGCAAGCGAGTAACCGCCTGCTGCCAGAGTGGTGCCCTGGTAATTCGGTGCGATCGACAATGCCGTGTCGCTGGCAATGTTGGTGACTTCGTACCACTCACCGTCAGGACCACGGAACGCATCGCCAACGCGCGAATTCGCAATGAAGGATGTTCCAGAGCCAATCACGGCATTGCTGCCAGCCGTCACAGCAACTGTTCCTGTTTTGTACCAGGTCATATTTTCTCCAGGCGATAAAAAACCGCACATGGCGGCTATCGGTCTCTAATCGTTTTCCAGCAGTTAAGAAATCGGCTTGGCAAATACAACAGGCGTATAGTATGAAGTTGAGATATCAACCCCGACAACTTGCATAACAAGCCTATCATTACCATAGTCCCACACGGCATATTGATTTCCCTGCCGAGATGTAAGACCTGCAACATCCATTGCAATATTATTAAGGAGCATATAGTCACCAGAACCAAGTGGGCTATATGCTGTCCAGCTAAGTCTTGATGTACCTTGCCCTGTTGGGGACGAACCTAAATATGACCAGCCTGTAATCGTTCTTGTGAACTGAGCGCAGGCCGTACCATTATCAAACAGCAGTTTTGAATTACCATCCCATAATCTTAGCCCGAAGGTGGCTATCTCCTTGGATTGAAAAGCGGCAGCAAACCAGTTCCCAGATGTTCCAACTCCGGCTATGCCGGTGAACGAAAATCCGGTCCAGGCTCCAGGGCCTCCCGATAGCTTGCAGAAACACAGGGTGTTTGACTGGCCTGGCCTCACGAAAACAAGCGGTGGCTCTTGAGTAGTGATTACGAACGGGAACGACGCCCCCGCGCCGCCGACTCCGCTATATGTGCCCTTTGCTAAAACAACAAGTCTGGAAAATTCAGAATCAAGCGTTACCACGTCATTGTTATTTGTAAACGTTAGTCCGTAAGGCATTACCGATACCTCATGACTATTAACCTCTGAGTCCTAAGTACCCCCATAGGCGCGCCCTCGGGTGCACCAGGCTGCCCAAAATAAAGCGTCACTCCACCACTCGAAACTATAGGTGTGTACTGTATATTTCTCTGGTCCTTACCATCTGTCCCATAGTCATCTACTGGTATACACACTGCTGAGTGAGTAGAAGGATCAATCCCAATTATTGCAATAAACCTTGTCCTGGCCTCACCTGAAGCGCGCTGCACAAGTGCAGAATAAACAACCCTTACTGTAAACGAGTTCTCGTCAAACTCAAGGAGGCCGGTAGGCCCCCATATTCTCATCCCGAAGCTCATGCTGTCAGGTCTCCTAACTGGACCCTCTTAACGTTGTTTTCGTCGTAGACCTTGATCGCCCGGTTGGTCATCGTCAGGCGCCCACCACCAGGTGCCGGCCCGTTGAACTCCAGATTCCCCGCTTTATCAAGGCGCCATCCCTGTACACCGGCTTCGTAGTTGTCGGATTGCAATGCCTGGCCGATCTTCAGCATGGTGATACTGCCGTCCTGGATGAAGGCCGAGCGCATGAAGACCTGACCGTTATCCACCGTGAACGGCGTGAACACCTGCCCGCCGGCCAGCGTGCTGACAATGGCGAAACGATCAGCACTCACCAGGAACTGACTCTGAAGCACGCCCTCCTCATCCTGCTCAATACCCAGTCCAAACCCGGCAGCGACCAGCTGGCCGTCAGCATTCACCTGCATCTTCACGGAGTACATCGTGGAGAACTTGCCGTCGGTGTCGGCCTGGGCCTGGCTCACGACCTGGACGGCCGCTGAGGTTTCACCGATCTCAGCCCTGACCTGCTGGATGGCCTGCGAAGTAGCCTCTCGGTCGGTGACCACCACGCTTTCGAGTTCGCTCACCGAGCCGCTTACCTCGCCCACCTCGGCGGTGAGTTCGGTCTGCCGCTGCACCATGGCTGCGTTCTGCGAGGCCCGCGTCTTCACCTCCTGTGCGAAGCTCGCCGATGCGTTATAGCCCTGGAGTGCGTCAGCGAGATCGCCCTCTCCTGTATCGTCCCGGTACGCCGACTGCAACGCCTGGAGGCTCGACGCCTGGGCCATGACCGCACCGTCGAGCTCTGTGATGCTGGTGGTGTTGATCTCCATCTGGCGCGCCAGCCCATTGGCGGTAACCAGCACCTGGCCGACGTCCACCCAATACGTGGCGTTCGGCGGCGAGGTATCGACCGGTACCAACTGCGTGGCCTGGTATATCCGCTTTCCGACCACCACCAGGTCTCCCTCGAGGTAGGTCTGCTCAGGGTCGTAGGCCGACAGCCCATCAAGCGCATCAATCTGCGCCTGCAAGCCTGGGATCTTGTCGATCTCGTCATTGATGTCCTGGCCCAGTTCCGTGCGGCCTATCTGTCCAGCGATCAGCTCCAACACCGGTTCCGCGTCTGCGCTCGCCATACCCATCACACCGTTGCCGACCGGATAGAACGGGCCAACGTTGCCGGTCCGATCCACCAGGCGCGCCCAGAAGAAGAACTGCGCGCCTGCCTTGAGGGCCTGCATGCTGTAATCCGCCTGGGGGTGCGCCAGGTCGGCAAGCTTGGTCACCGCCGCCAGGTCATTTGCCGGGCCATACCACAGCTCGGTGCGCTGGGTGTCTTCGGCGCCAGCAAGAAAGCCCCACTTGATGCCGATGCCGAACAGTTCGCTGGTGGTGGACAGGAACGCCACCGCCGGCGGTAGGCCAACCTTCCCTTCCAGGTTGGTCAGATTGGAGTTCTTCCAGATCGAGGAAATCTCGAAAGCGCTCACTGACCGAACACGGGCCACGTAGGCGCCGGAGTAAATGCCAGTGACGTCGACGCTGGTCGAACCGGTGCGCGGCACCTTGATCCAGTTACCGCTGTCCTTGCGCCACTCCACGTCATAGACGACCGCGCCAGCAACAGCGGGCCACGAGATGTTCATGGTGCTGATGGCGATGCCCTGGTTAACGGCGTAGCTCGACGTCAGCGTGACGCTCGCCGGCGCCGGAACGACGGTAATCGGCACAACGCTGATTGGGCGTTCTTCCAGGCGCGCGCCGGTGTCGATGTGCGCGAACTTGCTCGGGTCATACTGCACGGCCGAGATCTCGAACACACCAGGCTCCGGCCGGGCAACGCTCACCACCCGGTACAGCGGGATTGCCAGGTCATCGGCATCCAGCGCCCATACCAGTTCGGGTTCTGGCGCAACGGAGTAGGCCACGGTAACGGTGACCTGCCGGCCGCTGACCATTTGCACGGTGCGCCCCTCGCACTTGCCGTTGGGCAGGTTGAGGATCAATCGATCGCCGGGCTTGGCCTGGGTGTCACGGTCCAGCGTGATGACCTTGCCGTTCACAGCAGCGATGCGCCCGCCCACCGGCCGACCGGCCAGGAGTTCGTCGGCGATCGGGATCACGTAGCCAGGCAGCGGGATGCGCCCGTCGAGGCCGACCTTGAAGGTAACGGCCCGGTCCTTGGAGTTGGTGAGCAGCGCCCACTTACCGCGGCGCTGCGCCTCAGACTCACGAGTGCAGCCGATTGCACTGATCTCCAGCGGATTGTCGCCGTAGCGGCGCTGCAGCTTGGCATCCGTGACAGCAGTGACGTCGGTGTCGTAGTTGTTCGCCGGGTTGTCGTAGCTGATCAGGGCGCGGCTGTACCGGGTGCGCTCCGATGCGCTCGAGTAGGTGAACTTGCCGTCGATCACATTCGCCCGGGTGTAGGCGAAGTCAAAGTCAGTGGCTCGTGGCATATCCGATAGGGTGAAGACCTGGCCCTGGGCCCAGTAGGTCATGCCCCGGTAGATCGCCGAGATGTCGCGCAGCAGCGACCAGGCGTCGGCCTTGCTCTGCAGGTTCAGGTTGCAGATGAAGCGCGGCTCCTGGCCACCCTTCCCGTCCGTCACCAGTTGGTCGCAGTACTGCGAGATGCGGTAGAGCTCCCACTTGTCCACCATCCACGGTTTGATGCGACGGCCCAGGCCGAAGCGGTCGGCCGTGGTGATGTCGTAGGTCATCCAAACAGCGTTGTCAGTCCAAGCCTGTTTGAAGGTGCCGTCCCAGATCCCGGTGTAAGAACGTGCCACGGGGTCGTAGTTGCTCGGCACCTGCATCTTCTTCAGCTTGGTCTCGACAGTCACGGCCGGAATGCTGCGGAACTGCTCAGCCGAAAATTCGATGTAGAGCAGCGCGGTGTTCGGATAGCGAATCTTGGCGTCGATCACCTCAGTGAAGCCGGCGATCTGCATCGTGTCTGAGATTTTGTTGTTGTTCTGGTTGATGGTCACCCGGGTAATACGCATCAGCCAGCCGGTGGTGGCCCTGGGCAAATCGATACGGCGGGTGCGCTCGTAAAGGCTGGTGGTCTTGCCGTCGACCGCTTCACTAAGCACCTGTTGGTAGGCGCCGCCGTCGGTGGACAGCTCAACTTTGTACTCGATCCGATAACCGTTGATGTTGCCGCTGGCATCCACAGACTGGAGTGCCGGCCAGGCAAAACGCACGCGCACGGCTGAAAGCTGGGTATTGGTGATCGCCCGAACCCACGGTGTGCCGCTGCGCAGTTCGGTACTGATGGTGGTTTCGTTCTCGATCGAGGGGATGCCCTGGATATAGGTCTGATCCACCGCCCCGGTGCGCCACTCCCACTTCACGTTCGGGAAGTTCATGTTGCCCTGGGGGTCTTGCAGGGGGGTGTTGTCGAGGTAGATGTCGCGCGCGGTGGGCGTGCCTTCGAACTCACCCTCCCCGATGGCGATCAGCATCTTGGCGATAGCGACCGAGCGCAGGCTGTCGGGGGCTTCCGTTGGCGTTTTTGGTTTCTCTTCGCCGCCCTTGGCACCGTGGATGTCGATTTTGCGTGCTGCGCCCATGCTTTCCTCCAGGCAATAAAAAACCGCCTCATGGGCGGCATGTTGTTCTGGCCGGAATACTGTATTCGTATCCAGCATGTATCAATCACCACTAGATACTGGCGAGAGAGCAAGGTAGGTTCACGAAACACATACGCGAAAGGAGGTCGCAATGAGCGATTCGACGGATCGGATTGAGGGGCTGCTTCACGCTCAATCAATAATGCTTCAGGACCTGTACACCCAGCTTTACTCGCGACAGCCAGCCGAGCTTTCTAAATGCCAAGAGCATCTGACGAATATGCTGAAGTACAAGTGGGAGATGCCAAAGGGTTCTAGCGAGAGCGACGCCGATGCCGTTTTGCGGATACAGCCGCTTGCGATTGCTGAACTTGAGCGTAACTTCGCGCAGATCCGCAAGATGATTCGCTCATTGCCGCCAATCCAAAGCTGATTTCCCCTGGCGAGTAAGGCGTCTTCCAGGCGCGGTACTCGCAGATTGTTCTTGCCAATATGCTCACATCTGATCCTCCGCATAAATGGCAGCACTGATGATCGCGCCGCCAACCCGCCGCTTGCCGTAGCAGAGCGGTACCGGGTTGCCCGATGCAGTCGTGTTCTTGGCGCTGCCGAAGGCATAGCCGGGGGTGTTCTCTGGCGCGGCGCTGGTTTTGAGGCCGCTGGCTTGAGGGCTGAGCATTTGGATCACGCCGCCGGCAGCGAGTGCAATGCCCGGAGCAGCAAGAGCTTGAAAACCTGGGATGAAAGAAACGGCAATCAAGATCACGCCGACAATCGTTTGAAGAAGGCCAGCTCTCTTGCTGCCAGTAATAATTGGGGCGATACGAATTACTTCCGTCCCTGCGTAATCCAGCTCTTTAGCGCCAATGTTTTTCAATCCGCGAAAAACGGCAAACTCGATGCCGCGCGACTTAGCGTTTGAGATAAACCTTTCCAATCCTGGAATCTGTACACACAGGGCCTTTATTGCCTCTGCTGGTGATCGCACGGATAGTCGGAACGACCTTCCGAACTGCCGGAGCTTGCCGTAGAGCAGTATGGTAGTCATGGGCTGATAGTTGATCGCGAGTGCTGACACGGGTTTTCTCCAGATAATAAAAAACCGCCCGGAGGCGGCTTGTCTTTGGTTCTCTTACAGGCAGCTTTTAACCGCCTTTTCCATGTCGCCCCTGCCCCATCCCGGCCCCCAGGCCAGGCGCTGATAAAGCTTGACCTCGCTGCCCTTGGCGGTCTTTCGGATACTCAGCAATTCGTCGGTCATATTGCTGCTGGCCGCGATCAGGCGATAGCCATACTCTGTCTCGGACATCGTCACGTCGCTACGTGCATCCTGCCAGCGCGGAAAAACGCACAACGCATACCGCTTCGGGTCTTTTCCGGTACTTGCTGAAATGCTCGGCGCTTTCGACTCAAGTTCGCCAGGCGAGACACACCCCGCCAGCATCGCCACCGCTACCGCCGCTATCAAAATCCGCATGATCGATCCTCGTCCTGAAAGTGGCGACTGTAACGCGGACCTGTCCGGGCATCCAGTGTGGATGGAATGACAGTAACTGGGCCAGGGTTTGACGTAGTAGCTTTATGCCTCATTTCTAACCAGGGCAGGACGGAAAATGGCGATCGTAACGAAAGAAACGGCAAAGTACGTTTTCCATGAGACGCAAACTATTCTCGGCGGCGGCGACTGGAACGACCTACACCAGATCGGGAGCATAGTTCCAGCCTCGGGCATCTACCGGTGCGAAGGCTGTGGCGATGAAATCACCTCAAACAAAGGTGACAAGTTCCCACCCCAAAACCACCACCAGCACCCGACCGTATTCGGTCCTGACGTGAAATGGCGGCTAATCGTCAAAACCCAAACAAAAGCGTAAAGGATTTCCCCAGTCCTACGCCTGCAAACCCAAGGACTGGGATAGCGCCAATATCGGCGCGGATAACCAAGGAGGCACAATGGATCAGAGCGAACTGAATCAGAAGTTAATCGACGCCGTCAACGCTCACGGCTCAGACCTGCAGAACCTAAATTGCGTAATTTCCGGACTTGTCCACCAGCTGTTCGCTGCCCAGGGCAAAGAAGGGATTGAGGCGGCAAGGTTATTTGCATTGCGTATTGCGGAAGCAATGCCGAAAAATGGCCCGGTCAGACCAAACCCCAAAGCAATATCTGAGTTTTTTAGCGACCACCCAAAGAGCTGAGTCCTAATTCGTTCTCAAGACGCGATAGCCGGCGCTCTACCAGCTCGGCTTTCTCGGCTTCGGTCGTGCCCGCGCCTAGCTTAATCACGAACCTGTCAGCCGAAACCAGGTACTGGCCATCCTGAATCTTGGCGCCATTCATAGTCACCTTGCCATCGTCTGTTACTGCAAAAGGCTGATTCATATCTCTCTCCTGCGGCCATGCCGCGTCATATTGGTTATCTGGCGTCTTTGTGCCTGAGGATCAGGCGTGTTCTATCTGCCCACGGGCCACCAAAAACGATGATCTCCGACGGCCTGCCGTACAGATGGTGCAGCAGGAAGGGACCAGGGCCGAAAACGCCTGAGTCCTCACCAGGCAGCGACGGATCGGTGCCAAGGTAAATGCCGGCGTGGTTCGGGTGAGCTGTCCGGCCGACCTGCATAACGATCATGTCACCGCGCTGCGGTCGGTCTACGCGTACAAAGCCGGCCGCCTCGTAGTGCTGCTCGTACAGGCTGGCGTTCTCTGCGCTCTCCCACCAGCCATCGGTGCGCTGGAAGGGTTCGAATTCTAGGCCCCACTCGCGCTGGTACCAATCTGCGCAAACCTGCCAGCAGTCCCAGGCGCCGTGTACGAATGGGCGCTTAAGCAGAGGTGTGCCGCCGGTTGGTGTGATCGTCCGCAGATCGCCCTCGGGCCAGCTCAGGATGTGCCAGGGCAAGGCCGTAGCCTCGCACATGGCCAGATCATGCGGCGACGGCCGACTGGTAGCATCCGGGTGTGAGTGAACAATGCCGATCACCTCGCCTAGGTCTTCCGCCGCAGCGTAGTCCTCAGGATCAAGCCGAAACTCTTCGTTCGGCTCCGTGGCGATGTTCCGGCACGGGAAATACTTCTGCTTGCGCCCGATGGCCAGCAGCAGGCCGCAACACTCTTTCGGATACTGGGCCGCCGCGTGCGCCTGGATCGCCGCGATAATGTGCTTGCGCATGGTCAGCTCCGGGCAATCAGAGAAACGGCGGGGAATCCACCGAAGGACAGTTCGTTGTTCTCGCCGAAGCGCAGCTTGCAGGAAGACAGGCAGCCCTTGCACTGGTCCATTGCCGGGTCATCCGTGGGGTTGTCCTCGTCGTCGAACATGGCCGCGCCGGTGTAGCCGCAGTCTGGCCCCCGGTAGCCGTTGGTCATGGCCCAATGGCAGAACGTCGTCATTTGGCGCCCTGGAAGCCCGTGGTTGTCGATCTCGCCCGGGGAGGACAGCTCCCAGACGACCGCCTCGCCGTCCTCGCTTGTTTTCTGGTCGATGTACCAGATCTCCAGCGCCTCCTGGGTCGGGTCGGCGGTTGGGTTGCCGTCAGGAAAGTTGGTTGCGTCCAAGTACTGGGCCAGGGTCTCGCGGACCGTCAGCTTGAACTTGAGCATGTCCTCGAAGGCCAGGCACAAAGCTGTAACCCGTCCATTCACATTGCCCGCGGCGAACGTCGGCCGAGAGGCGGTGCCGTCGCTGCTCGAGGAGATACCCTCAATCTGCACCGGCCAGGCCGCGTACTCCTGGCCCTGCCAGATAATCGACTTGGCGGGTAGTTCCTCTTCCGAGCCCTCATAGGCCAGCAATTCCTCTGGCGTGTGAGGGATTGCGTGCCCGTGGAAGCGCAGGTAATCGGCGCCGTATTCCGTCCCGTCAATTTCAAACAGGCGAATCTCGCCGCCGGGCTCCAGTTTCTGGATGTCCGTGATCAATGCCATGGATGGGCCTCAGGGATGAAAGGTTTGCTTGAAGGTGGCGGTGATGGCGTAGACCTGGCCACCGCGGTGAACCGGCTTGTAGCCGTTGCACTTGTAGAGGCCAAGCTCGCCCAGGGGCGGCTCCCATAGAAATCCCTTGGCGCCCTTGTGCCGATCTAGGAACGCCTTGATTTCCAGAACACGAGCCTTGGCGCCGGTGAATGTGAGCGGCCAGGATTGAGACTGGTTATTGAGGCCGTCTTCGACCGACTGCTCGTACCCATCGCCGAACTGCTTGGTCCGGACGCGCTGGGTCACATCACCCTCCGCGCCCTTTTCCGTTGCCCAGGTGAATCGTTCGATAGCCATCATCGCCCCTTGATTGCGTTGTTGATGACGCCGCCCTGGCGCATGTCCCTGCTGCGCAGTTCCTGATACTTCTGCTCAACGAACGTCGCCAGCTCCTTGCCGAACAGGTCATAACCAGGCGCGTCGGCGGAGGACGATGCGTTGCCGTCTCCGTCGATATGCACCTCGACACTGATCTGCGTTGCGCCAGCCCCACCGCCGCCCATGGCCATAACGCCGAGCTTGCCGCTGGACGTTCGGGTCAGCGGCATGATCGCCTCCGGACCGGCCTCACCAGCGATACCCATGTTGCCGTTCGCCATGCCAAACGAGGTTGGCTTGCTGACGATGGAGTTGGTGAAGGCACCGCCGTCGGCGAACATCTGCACGCCGCCCGACCAGGCGCCGCCCATGGCTTGCGGGAAGTAGCTGCCCGAGTAGCCCCCCGCTGAAGCGCCAAGGTTGGAAGATGCAGCGCCAGCAGATCCAGCCGCCAGCCCGTTACTGCCGCCTCCGCCAGTGAAGTAACTGGTGGCAGCACCGACGAGGCTACTCAGCAACGCAGAACTGGCCTGCCGAGTGGCAATCCGCGCCATATCCGCCAGAATCGACTTGGTGAAGTCAGCAAAAGACAGCTTCCCTGTCATGGCGAAGTTGACGACGGCGTCCTCCATCGAACTGAAGGCATTGCCGAACAAGGTCTTTGTCTGTCCGGCAATGTTGCTCGCCGAATCCAAGTAGTTGGCCCAAGCCGACGTTGCTCCTTTTGTCCAATCACCCTGCGCTGCCTCCACATCCGCATAGTTCTGGCGGATCTGGTCGGTGGCCGCCTTGTTCGCATCGGCGAGCGCCTGGGATTTACGCTTGAACTCTTCCTCCGACATGTTCCGCGACGGGTCGGACTTCTGGTTGGCCAACTCCAGGGACTGCTGAGCAAACCGGTCTTGCTGGCTGTTCAGCTCACCGCTGAGCGCGTTTTGGCGATCACCCTGGCCCACGCCGAGGACTGCCCGCTGGCCAGCCAGCTCCAAGGCTCGCTGCTGCTGCCCCAGCGCCTGGATGTAGGTGCTGATTGCACGCTCCTGCTTGGCAAGGCGCCCGGCGTCATTGGTGGCCAGCACTTCAAGCTGGCTATCGGCATCCTTCTGCGCCTTGACCATCCCTGCGCGTGCGTCAGCGATCTTCTGGTCAAGCTGAATGCTTTGCGCGGCCGACGTGGTCTTCTTGCCCTTGGCGGCTTCCAGCGCGGTGATTTCCGCCTCGTAGGCTGCCGTAACCTGATCGCGCTCGTTGCCGATCAGGGCCTGGCGGCGCAGCAGGTAGTCAGCCTCGGACAGCAGGCCAGCCTTCTGCGCCGCGTCCAGTTCCTTCTGGTAGTTTTTATAGTCAGCGGCGATGGCTGCCAGGTTGTTCTTGGCGTCGTTGAAGCCGGTCAGGTCGACCTGAGAACCCGAGGCCTTGGGGTCTTTGAATTTGTCGTTGATGTTGGAGACGTTCTTGTCGATCGTGGCCTGTGCCAGGCGCGGATCGTTCGGCGAAACCTTGCGGATATCGTCGAGCTGTTTCTTGTAATCCTTGAGTGCTTCGGCGCGCTTCTGCTCATTCGTCCACGAGGACTTGGTGAGCACGTCGATCTTGTCGCTGGCGACGATGGCCGCTTGCTGGGCCTTTCCCTGGTCATCGAAATACTTGATCCGGGCATCATCGGCATCACGCTGCAGCGTAAGAAAGGTGATCTGCGCCTGAATCTGAGCCCGAACCTTCGGGCTCACCTCCTGGGCGTTCATCCTCGTGCCGCCAACGTCGAACGCATCCGAGCCGGTGAGCTTGGACTGCAGGTCCTTAATCTGGTCGTTGTAGCTCTTCTGCCGGCCTACATCGCTGATTCCATCTAGGGCGCCGCTCGCGGCACTCTTGATGCCAAGCCATGCCCGCTCCCACAGGTTCAGGTTCTCTATCACCTGGCGGGATCTGGTCTGTACAGTGTCGGCATAGGTGTCGGTCAGCAGCTTGGTGGCGCCGATTTCGTCGCCTTGGTCCTTGAGTGCGACGATCTGCGAATAAACCGAGGCAGTGAGGAAGTGGTACTGCTCGTTGAGCGACTTGGCGGCGGCCACTGGGTCGTCAGCGATCTTGACGAACTCGGCAACGGTTGCCTCGATGGACTTGCCGGTGGCCTTCTCCATGGATAGAGCCGCCTCGGCGATCTCTACGAAACTGCCGCTGGCGAGCTTACCGCTACCTGCCAGGGTAGCCAGCACGTCCGCAGCCTGCCCCGTGGTGCCCACGGTCGCTGCGACCTGGCGGGACATATCGCCCAACTGTCCAGCGCTTGCACCTGCATAGTTGCCGGTTAGGATCAGCGCTTTGTTGAAGACTTCCGTCTCTCTGCTGCCGCTGTAGTAGGCGTAGGCCAGCCCACCTATGGCGGCGGCGACAAGGCCAATCGGAGCAGCTAGTGCCAGCAGACCGCTCATGGAGGCGCCGGCCCCTACGCCGATCTGCGTGATTGCCCGGGCACCGCTCCCCCAATCGCCGGTCGACAGGGCGTTACCGAGCTGCATAACGTTTTCCTGCGCCTGGCGGGTGCCGAGGCGCAGCTTGTCGAATCCGGTGGTGGTCTTTTCGAGCTTGGCGTAATCCTTGTCGATATTGCCCAGGGCTTTGTTGTAGTCGTCCTGACTCAGGCGCCCCGCGTCCAAGTGCTTGCCGAGTTGCTCGACTTGAGTGTCGAGTTTCGCCAACGCGGCGCGGGCCGGGTCAATTGCCCCCAGTAAGCTGTTGAGAGCTTTTTGCTCATCCAGAGCAGACTTGGCCAGGGCCACTTGCTGCTTGTCGAGTTGCGCGGAGATCTTCGCCGCTTCGGCCTCGCCATAGGCGCCGGTCTTGGTCAGCTTGGCGAGAGCATCACGCTGCTTGGCCAGGTCCTGGGTAGTTTTGGCGCTGGTGGACAGCGACTTTTCCAGCGCCTCCATTTCGTTCATCAGCGAGACGGCGGACTGCTCGGCCCGGCCGCCGGCCTTGGCCATCTCATCCAGGCTTGTTTTGGCCTGGATCGCATCGGCCGAGTCGATCTTGACGCCGAGTTCTGCAATGTTCATCGACTCACCTTGAATAAGTGCCCGTGATTACGGGCTGTTTTCCCTTTCCTCCGCCATGACGCGCAGGGCTTCGCCTTCCAACACCTGGAGGTCAGGGAAGATTTCAGCGAGTTTCTTTTTCTTGATGCCGAGGAAGCCGGCCACGTCGCGGATGCTGCTGTAGTCGAGACCGATCGCGCCGCCGGTGCCCGCCCGCCACTGCGTGGACATCCTGTTGAACAGGAGGAAGGCAGGCCAGTTGCAGGGCCAGACCTCCACATCTTCGTCAAGGTCGCCCGGGGCGAAGCCAAACACGCTGATGAGCTCATCGGGCGCGCTGGGCGAGTACATGGCGCGCGCGGCCTCGATCAGTTTCCCAAGCGGGCCTGGCTGTAAGCGCCTTCGTGAGCTTTGACGACAGCCTCGGCGGCGCCATGGCAGGACTTCACGAACGCGACGATGTTGTCGTCGCTGTATTCGTCGTCGAAGCCCCAGCCAACCACGAGATCTTTGATCTGCTGCGCCTGCTGCTCGGTATCTACAGCGACGATTTCCGACCAGGTTGGCTTATCGCCAAGAGCGGCGCGCGCCTTTCCCTGCTTTTCGTTCCATTCGTCAAACAGGGCGGCAAGCTCCGCACGATCCCGGTACTTGAAGGTGAACTCGACCTTCTCTGGCGTGCTGCCAACGATGGGGATCAGCACGAGCGCATTGAACGTGGCGTTCTGCGCGATACGGATCTTGGCCATGGGTTACACCACCGCAGTCAGGTAGCGAGTGGGCTCGGCCTGCAGCGCCAGGCTGACGGTACGGGTCAGCAGGTTGTTGCGGGACACGGCCGGCTGCTTGGAGAACGACGTGTAGGCGCCGTACAGCAGAGTGTCGTTGCCGGGGAGGTTCAGGCGAGCAGCTTCAACCTGCTTGCCAGCGTCAGCCTTCATCAGCACCTTGTTGAAGTCCTGAATTGGGTCATCGGCCAGGGTCAGCACCATGCTCGCGGCCGACTTGTCGGTGGGAATCTGCTTGCCTTGGTCGTCCTCAAGGAACACCACGTCAAGGTAGTTCTGCTCGCCGCCGGAGAAAGCGACATCGGAAATCTGCGGGATCTGCACCCAGGTCAGAACCTTGCGCATGGTCCCGCCGCCGCCGCCAACAGAGAAAACCTGGGTATCGGTGGTATCGATGCCTTCAAGGGTGATTGCCGTCGCGGTTGCTGCTTTCACACGCACCACCTTACTGTCCAGCTTGCTCCAGCCGGATGTCAGCAGAACGATATCGCCGGCAGCGATGGTGCCACCTACAACGGTAGCCACCGCTTCGGCAGCGTTGCTGATGGCAGTGAACGCCAGTGCGGTCGCGTAGGTTGCGGCGTGCTGGAAGGTGCCGCCGTTCGGGAGTTTGTAGCCCATGGGGTATTTCCTCTTTGCAGATGTGAAAAAACCCGCTCAGTGGCGGGTCTCTGGGTTTGCCCAATGGGCGGGATCAGTTCGTGTCGGCTCGGTACAAGAACGAGACCGGCACGGTGTAGGTGGAATCGCCAGTGATGCCTGGCCCTTGGTCAACTGGCGACATTGTCACCACGGTAACCGCGCCCTTCGTGTCCCGCGCGTAAAGAGGGAACAGGTCGGTAAGTTCTGCTGAGATTGGATTCGTCTTGGCCTTGCCGGTGCCGGCCGGCGCGATAATGCTCACCTGGAACACTCCGGTGAACAACCGGTGATCGCCGCCGAGTGTGTTGCTCGCGGTGTCTCCGGGGATCGTGAAAGCCCGCAGATACGTCTCGCCGTCCGCTGGCGTGTAGGCCGTGTTCTCGAAAACGATCTTCAGCTTCTCCGACCTGGCAGCGTTCCAGGCGATGAGCTTGGCCTCGTAGATCGAGGCGATGATTGCATGACTCATACCTGGTTGTTCCTGATGGCCTCCAGCACGATCTGCTGAAAGCGAGCCACGGTGACCCGAACCATGCCGCCGGGGGCCTGGGTGGAATGGCCGAACTCCAGCGGAATCGCATAGGGCAAGTTGTTAACGATGAAAGCTGTTTGCCCGGCCTTGAACTCAATGGCACCCGCGACAAGCCTTGCGGTTGCCTCGATCCCTGTCGGGTCTGGGTGAATACGGAAGCTGTTGTCGACAGAGCCGATGGAGAAATTCCAGTTCGCCCGAAAGCGACCGCCAACATAGTCTCGGCCAGCCACCAAGCCATTCACGCTGAAGTTCTGGTCGCGCTCGGTCTTCGTTAGCGGTTTGGCATATTTCACGCCGCGCTTGAGGTTACCCGCCTTCGTGAAGTTCGATTCGTTCAGGTTGATGAGCGTGTTGCGGACGGCGACTTTGAAGTCGTAGTCATCGGCAGCGCGGGAATTGGCCTCGCGATGAGCAACGTTGGCCGCCCATATTTCAGGGTTGCCCACCGGCGACATACGAATGATGCTGCTACCAATCTCGATGATGATCTCGCGCAGGCTCGCATCGATTGCTTCGCTGGCCTGGGCGGCGAACTCGGCGAGGCTCAGGGCGAAGCTGCCGGACTGGCCGGCGCCCGCCCGGCTCACGACCGCACCTGCAACTCATACAAGATAGGCGTACCGGCGGGGTTGACCTCTTTCAGTGGTGGGACGATTGCCCAGGTGCGCCCCTGCACGACCACCTTATCGAGTAGGCCGGGCACCCAGGCCAAACCCTGCGCGGCGATCTTGAGCTTTTTGTCGCCCTGTTTGATCAGGCTGTTGTTCTGGAATTCTTGGCCGGTGAAGTCGAGCAGGATGCCCTTGGCAATTTGCTCGACAGTCGCGCCAGGCGCTTCGCCGCCCGTTTCCGGGTCGTACTCGCCCGGCTCCGTCTTGCTGATGGTCACGGGCTGGCCGAACTCTGTGATCATCTCCAGAGCCATCACGGCCATTTCGTCGTAGAAGGTGGCCATGATTTCTCCAGAGGTTTCTAGTGGGTAAAGTCTGATTTCTTTAAAAAGAAAGCACGCAAATATAGAAGAGCAAATGCGGGAATTGCCGCCGCAGACAAAACAATCAGCCAGTTGCTGTGGCTATCGTCGTAAAACTTGTACGACATAACCGCCTGAAACAGTGCAATCAAAGGCAGACTGCATAACGCAATCATTCGTCGCCTGCTTCGATGCAAACCTTGGTTTCGCACTGATACGCTAAAAAACAGAATCAGCCACAGAAAAAACCACTCCGTGATGCCTGTTAAAATCAAAGCTAGTGAAATTAGATCTACGAGCAAATCAACTATCTCCATCCATCACCAGGCCAGAATATTGAAGATCGTTTCCAGGTGCCCATTCTAGGCCCTAACGGCAAATAGTCCGCGCCGCTGCAAATAGTCGGAAAACTGCGTAGCACTGGGTCGATCAGGCGCCGCTGGCAGCAGTCGGCCGCTGGTGTTCGGAATAGTCGCGTACTCGCGAGTCACCGCGCCTTCGACACGCTCCAGCGTTACCGCGCCTTTGCGCTTCTCCACCGGGTCGATATCGTCCTGATGAATCTCGGCGGCCAGGGCCATTTGGCCGTACTGGATACGCGCCGGCAGGTAGTTGTTCGGCTTGATCTCGTGATCCAGCAGCACTTCCCGGCGCGGCCAGGATAGGGCCTGCTCGCTGCTCATCTTGCGGCCTTTCCAGGTCTTGCCATCCATCGCCAAGGCGGCGCGGCGCAGCAACGCTTCCTGCTCGGGAACGCCTGCGGGGATAACTGTGCCGAATTTCACGGCATACAGGGCCAAGTCCTCAGCGCTCGCGTAGCTTTCGGCGTCAGGCTTGCCGGTACCGTCCTCGATGATGAGTGTCATGCGTCAACTCGCTGGAATGGTTTGAGATCGGCCACCGGGTCACCGGCAGCCAGCATTATCACGCCTTGGGCAGATCAGCGACGAGCTTTTCCAAGGATTCTTTCGAGGCGTTGGCACGGTACGGCACCTTGGCTTCATCGAGCTTTGCTTTCAGGTCGGCGATTTCCTTCGCGTCGGCATCTTCCCGACCAGCTTTGTCGATCTGCTGGAGAAGATCATCTACCTGCAGTTGAAGAGCTTTCACCTTTTCGACTTCGCCGTCACGCTCGCGGATGAGGCTTTCCACGCCAGCGTTTACCGCTTCGAACACCTGAAACAGGCGATCAGCGATAGGGCCAAGCTCGCCTTCTGGACGTGCCAGCGCTTGATCAGCGAATGACTCGACGATCAGGCCGACAGATTCGAGTTCGACACGGAAGGCGTCGATGTTGATGCTGGAACCGTCACCATCGATCAGCAACACCTTCGGCACTTCCTTGACCGTCACCTCAGGCACATCGTCGGCAGCATCTTCGCGGCTTTCAGTAACGCTTGCGTCGACAATGCGCAGGCCGTTCTCCTTGGCCAGCGCCTTCACGTCTTCCTGGTACTGGTGGAATGGACCAGGCAGATACCAGATGTTCTTGTTGCTCATGATCGTGTCCTCGCCAAGCCGAGCACTGGGCCCGACTCAGCTGTCAGGGTTACTTGGAGGCGTCACCGATCAGAGCCACACCGGCGGTGTGCTTGATGCTGGTGGCGGTCTTGTCCCAGTTGGTACCGGTCGCCAGTTCGGCGTCGGTAGGCGACTTGCCGCCGGTGGTGGTGTCCCAGGTGTAGCCCTTCAGACCCAGGCCAAAGGTGTAGTCGGTTTGGAGCGTAGTTTCGATACGCTCCTTGCCGTTGGTGGTCTGGACGTTGCTGATGATGTCACGGCCGTCATGGACCAGCGCAGCGCCTTGCACCAGGGACAGGATGATTTCCTTGTTCGGGGTGCCGGCCTGCATCAGCGCCGGGGCATCCGTCACAACGGAGATCTTGCCGAGGATGTCCACAACACGGACGTTGCCCGCCTGGAACAGCTGCTGTTGGTTTGCCAGGTTCTGGCCGACCAACTTGTGGTAGCTGGTGCCCTGCATCACCTGGGTGACCAGGTTCTGGCTTGCGTCGCCGAACTTCGCGTGGGCGTTGTTCAAGCCAGCGTAGGTGATGCCAGCGGTAGCCGACACATCGTTGACGGCAGCAGCCTGGGCGGTGATTGCGGCAACCAGGGCGGCGATCGCGGTGTTCAGCTGGTCCTTCAGCAGGATTTCAGCGAACGCGCGGCTGGCGACTTCGATGCCTTGCGCGGTTGGGCGCTCCAGCCAGGTCATTTGCGACGGCTCGTAGCGGATCGGACCGAAGCCGCCGGCTACCTTCACCGAAGTGTTCTTCAGTTCAGTCAGGTCGGTAGCGGCGACGGTAGCGTTTGCGCTGTAGCGGTCCACGCGGCGCTGGGCGGCGGCCAGGGTCTGGAAGAACGACTCTTGGAGGAAGTCACCGGTGAAGCCGTCCGGAGACAGCACGATTGCGCCGCGGCTGGCGGCGTTGAAAGCGGCGAGATACTGATCCAGCGTCTCGAGAGTCGCCGGCATGATGTATTGGTTGAAAACCTGCATTTGCGACAGGGACATGAGTTATTTCCTTACGATTGTGGGAGATCCGGGAACCGGCTCGCGATCGCGGCCTGTCGTTCCTCTTTGGTGCCGCCGATTTTTCCTTTTGCGGCCCCGCCGCCACCTCCAGCACCCGCAGCCCCGCCGCCAGATGCTTTGCTACCCGCGATCAACGGCGCGAAGGCCGTGTCGTTTGCGAATTCTGCTTTCAGCTCTTCCAGCGTTGCTGCGGAGAGCTTGCCCTGCTGGTCGAGGACGACCACAACAGGCTTCCCGTCGCGCTGCTCGACGCTCAAACGGCGTTCGATATGCGGCAACAGGGCTTTGGCGCTGCCTGGGATTGCCAGGGCAGACGCGATGTCAGTAGCGGTACGGCCGACGGTCAGATCCCGGATCTGAGTACTCAGCGTTCCACGCTCCTGCTCCAGCATGCCGTTCAGCTCAGCTTCGCGGCGGTTGTACTTTTCAGACCAGGACTTTTCGAGCTCCTCGACGTTGCCGGACTTGCGAGCGGCCTCTTCACGCTCCAGCCTGGCCTGCTCTTCCGCATCCTTGCGAGCCTTCTCGGCGGCTTTCTTCTCGCCGAGCAGCTCTTCCACCTTCGACTTCAGGCCGGATACATCTTCTGGTTGCGGCAGGCCTTCAATACCGAGGACAAACTTGCCTTCCTTCTCGGTGTAGAGCGATTTGACGGAGTCATCGAGACCGTCGAGAGTGTCCAACTGATATTTCAAACCCATTTGTTTGTCTCCCGGAGACGTTGGTGCAGGCCCTGCCTGCTATTTGATGCCCGCCCGCTCGAACGCCAGAGGCTCAAGAGCCTTCATCTGCACAAGGGTCAGAGGTGAAAAGTTTCGATCAAGCTGCAGCTCGGAGAATCGTTCGATGCTCAGGCCGCCTTCGCGGAACAGCTTGGCGCGTACCGGGCCGATGGCCTTGTCCTGAAACGCTGCCGGCTGTTGCTTGAGCCAGTCGTAGTAGCTGAGGTCTGCCCTCACCTGCTGCGGGCCGTCGGCGCCGATTGAGGCACGCGTCGCACCTTCAGCAAACATGGCGCTGAACCTGGTCACCGCAACCAGAGTGGTTCGGCAATTGATATGGAACGGCGGCCTGGGCCCTGAAGCGAGAGGAAACCGGCGCTTATCCAGCGATCGGCATTCCTGCGTAGTCTTGCTATCCAGCGTGGCAACGATCTCCACGAACTGCACGACGTCGCTGTTTTCCTTCAGCGTCTCCATGCGAGCCTGGGTTGCGACGTGCTGCACCGCCGTTCGCACGATGGTGCCGGCGTTGCGGTTGGTCGTGGCCAGGATGCCGTCGTTGTACTGGAGCGCCTTGGTACCGCGAATATTCTTGATGATCTGGAAGTTCGTCCGGCCTTCGAAGAAGCCCTGCCTGATCGCGCCTGTGAGGCGTTGCCGCTCGGTATCGCTGAAGCCATCAATGAACGACTTGAGCAGCTTCCCGCCGTCCGCACCGCGCACGCTGAGCGGGTTTGTGAGGATTGCCGCCCTGATTGCCGCAGCACCTGGCACCGCCGCGTCGAAGGTGACGCCCACCGGTGCCGCCCGGGTCAGGCTGGTTGCTTCAAACTCGGCCTCGTAATTGGCGATGTCCACCAAGTCGAGGTTCAGCTTCTCGCTGTACCGGTCGAAGATACCCAGCAGCAGGCTATCAACCTCGCTCAGCAGCCGCTCCAGGCGGGCGACGGTGTAGTCCGTCAGGTCCGCCCGCGTCAGCCGCTCACGAATCGAGCGGTCGATCTCCTTGAGGAAGGGGGCGAACTTCGCAACCTCCCCTGATTTCAGCTGCTCCAGGAACACGGCATGCCGGATGGTGGCGTCAAGGATTGCTTGGTTTGCCGCCATTCGGAATTACCTCGGTGTCGTCCAGGGCTGGCCCAGTGCTTTGTGCCTCTAGCTCATCCCGGATTTCGTCGTCCGTTTTCTCCGGGTTGATCACGCCGCGATCGCGCAGGTACTGCCAGAAGTCGCCCTCGGGCAGCTTGCCGCCCTGCACGGCATTGAACAGCGCCGAAAGGATCGTTGCGTCCAGAGTGATCTGGCTGAAGTCTTGGTTGAGCTTGTAGACCACCTCGCCGGTGGCATTCACGAACTCGGCCATCCAGACCAGGCACTGGCTGTACGCCTCGCTTACGTTGCTGACCACCAACGAGAGAACGCTGTGTTCGGCGGCGCTGTCGTTGTCGGCCTGAGTTGCAGTCTTCACTGCACTGCCGCGCTCAATCAGCCGGGCACCCAGGGACACCATGTCCTGCTTCTTGGCGTCCATTGCCTCTTTGGCGACGGTGTTGGGCTGCGCCTGCCATACGCCACATGCACCATTCACGGGGAGCAACCAAGGCGCCCTCGATCCCAGGAATATCCCGGCTTTTTCGAGGTGGTCGCGCCATTGCTCATCAAGGCCAGACATCCATGGCTGGGGCTGGCCCACCAAGTACGCTGCCTCTTCATAATCCGCGCTGTTGCGGTAATGCCCGATGTTCACTTCGGCCATGTCGTACAACGGCGAGTCGTCAATGCTGGTGTCGTTGTTCTCGCTGCCCAGGAACTGGAACGGGATGATGCGCCATGGCTGGCCTGAGCCGTTCAGAGGGGCAAATGGCGCGACGGTCATCTCCGCCTTGCTGGAGCCCTCCTCCCATACTTCCTGGGTGTACACGCCGGAAACGTCCAGGCGCAGCACACGGTATTGGGTAGCCTGCTCACTGCCGAACCCGTCATCCGTATCGACGTCGACCTTTTCACGTAGCACAACCAGGCTCAACAGGTGCTGACCGCCAACCTGGCGCGTCTTCCAGTTGATGATCGACTCAGCCGGGTAGCTGGCGACATTTGCACGGGCGCGACCGGCATGCTCGTCTGCCCTGCTCACGGTGCCAGGCTCGACAGCCGCGTAGTCAACAAGCAGACCGTGACGGCCGACTTCGAGCAAATGCCCGATAACCGACTGCGATTGCTGGTAAACGCTGACACCCTGCCCGTCGATGTCAGTTGCGACGTAATCGAGCGCACCGGGAACAGTCAGCGTTGGCCATGTGCGAAACACCGCGCCCACCAGGCTGTGTTTCGTCCGGCCGGTGGCGTTGTAGAACACAGCACGCTTCTTGTAAGCGTCGTACCGATCCTTGTTATCCTGGGACTTGTCCGAGGCATTCGGCCGGGGCAGGTAGTAATCGCCAGCAACCTTGACCGTTTCCGAGCCCTTGCAGACGTCGCGCACCAAGCGCCAGCGGTACTGTGCCGCCGTGTACTCGGAACGGGTGAAAGTGACGTCCGTCATCGGGCGACTCCCATTTTCATTGAGGTAACGATTGTTTTGATCGGATAACGCTTGGCGATGAAGTAGCCGGCGGCGTCGTTCATGTGGTCGTGACCCTTTTTCGGATCTTTGTCCGGCTCACCCTTGTCGGTGTAGGTCTGTCGCTCAAGACACAGGGTGAGCTGAGGGCATTGATCGATGTTCACCTTCAGGCGACGCTCGCCGTAGGCGTTCAGGAACATAGCGTTCACCGAGTTCACACGGTCTTTCACGCCCGGGTTTGTGGAGTCGACGATCACTGTGAACTTCGCTTTCTTCAGTAGCGAAAGGTCGGACTCGCTCGCGTTTTTGCTGCTGGTGTTCTGCCCGCTGGCGTCGGGATATACCGCCACCGAGTGACCAGGGAACCGGGCCTGGATTTTCTCGATCATCTCCGGCGTGTCCCGAACACCGTGAAACTCATCCAGGGCCATCGGAAGGTCGTCACGCACTACATAGACGACGGCCGCCATCTTCATGACGTTGAAGTCCATCCCGATGTGAAGCGCTTCGCCCGGCTTGATTCGTTCGCTGGTTCGGCATTCGTCACGATTGAACGTGTAGTAGACGACACCGGCGTAGTTTTCGAAGCCAGCTTCGTACTCTTGCCGAAACGTCCGGGGGTCCATCTTGCGCTTGGCAGCCTCGAGCTCTTCCTCTGGAACGTTGCCGCCCTGCAAGGATGTGTACTGCCAGCTCTTGTGGTCAGGCTCGCCACCAGGCTTTCCGTCGAGGTATGTGTCGTAGCAGTGGTTGAAGCCTTTCGGCGTGCCAATGCGCAGCGCATGACCGCCCTTGCGCATCCCGACGCCAGGGATCTGGTACTGACAGGTCGAGAGCATCGGGCGAAGAACTTCTTCCCATGCCGCCCACGGGCAGTCCGCCCATTCATCCACCAAGACGAAGAACAGGCCGGAGCCCCGCAGGTTGTCGTAGTTGTCGAGCCCAACCACGCGCATGACGTGGCCTGATTTGAGCGTGATCGAGCATTCCGTCTCGTTCGGGCGGTGCGCACGCCAAGCCTCGGGGATCGCCTGCTTCAGTCGCCGCCAGAACACGCGCTTGGCCTGCTTGAAGGTAGGCGCGCCGTACCAGATCTCATCCTCGACGCTTACGCCCCACTCCGCAGCCAAGCGGGCAGCACGACGCATCTCGGCCTTGCCCAGGAACGTCTTGCCGAACCGTCGCCCACACACCGCATCGCGGAAACGGGCCTCAGGCTGGAAGCCCCAGCAGTAAATGTTCGCCTGCTTGGGCGTCAGCTTTACCGGCGGGTCAAAGGTACGGGGTAGCGGGGACATTCTCATCAGGCTCCAAGGTGTACTCAGCAACGGCGTGCAGCTGGTCTGCTTGGGAGCCCAGAGGTTTCTCAGGTTCGAGGCGGCGATTCACGTAGACATCGCCCACCTCTTTGGCGGCCTGCTCATACAACTGAGCGGTCAGCGCCAGGTTGCGCATGTTCTCGGCCTTCTCTGCCATTCGCCCCAGGCCACGAAGCCGGTAGGCGCGGTTGGCGATCGGGATCTCGGCGGTCTCTTCTCGGAATCGCTTGCGGGTATCGTGAAACAGGGTCGCCCACTTCACGGCAAGCCCCTTCCCGGCCGACTTGGTTGGGTCGTGCGTCTCGACCTGCTGGCGACTTACCACAACCCCGTATTCGTTCTTGACGGCTTCCACCACTTGGGAGGGGGTGTCAAAGCACGCCAGCGCCTGAACGATGAAGCTCTTCACCTCATTTTTCAGGACTGCCATAAATTCTCATCCGTCTAGAGCCTGTCAAGAATCAGGCCGATCTGAGCAGACAGGTTCCGCAGGCCCTCGCAATGTTCAATTTCCCCACCTCAGCAGGACTGTTTGCAGCATCCACCAACGCTTGAACCTCAGGGCTCGCACCATAGCGGCGGACGACACCGACGAACTCTTCGACGTCGTGCCCCTGCAGCTTGATCTTTGGTGCACCGTCTTGGGTGAATGCTGGTTGACCGTACTTGTCGGTCGCGTGAGCCAGGTGATACAGCTCGTGCTCGATCAGGGCGCAGAACTCGAGGTCGCTGCACTGGGCGCAGTAGTCGGCAGCCAGGGTAATGATGAAGGCCGGCACCTCGCCGAACCAATCACGCATCTGCTGCTCCATCCGGGCTTTCTGCCAACCGCCGGCGCGAAACGCTACCTGTTCGGCCTGGCCCAATACCGTCCTGCTCTGCTTCTCGAAGCTCGACGATGCCCACATGACCCGGATATCTGCATCCAGTAGGTGGGCATGGTCTTCATTGTGAATGGTGCCGCTGTCAGCAAGGATCTCGGCCTGCAGCCATTCCCACACTTCGGGCGCAGGCGTCAGGCGGATGCCGAAGTCGGACAGATCGGAAAGCTCAAGCAATGACGCCGGTGGGTATGGCCTATCCATAAGCCTGAATCTCCGCGCCACGTTTTCGAATGCGCCAAATCGTGGCGCGGATTAATCAGTGCAGGCCATTACCTGGCCGCGTTTCGCCCAGGCATAAACCACAACGCCCGCGTGAAGCATCACGCCGAACGGGTTTACCCAATGCCCCTGGATCGAGGTGACAAAAGCGCCGAATGCACCAATGGCTACCAAGTAGAAGGCCGTGCATAGGAGCGGATGGTCAACCGGCCTTACGCGGCGCAGGTAGTCACAGGCCGCCAGGGCGACAAGGACACATAGGAACGCGTCAGCCGCGCTCAGCGCCGATACAAGAATACTGTTCATGTCAGGCACCTCGCGTCGTCGGGAAGGACCCTATGACTGCTTTGATGGCCGGGATGATGTTCATGGCGGTCAGGCCAAGTACGAAGGCAACGCCACATAGGAGGTTGTCATCGACTACAAGGTCGAGCCGCGTGGCGATCCAGCCAGTGACAGGCTGAGACAGGTACATCGAGAAAAAGAAACCGGTGGCCACCGCTGCGGCTGCCTGGCCCCGGGTTAGATCCCTCAGAAAGCCGAGAGACAGAATCGAGCCAATGAATGCAGCCATGACCACGCCGTACTTCACCAGCAATACGCCGGCGGCAGTGCTCGTTGGTTCTGCCATTGGATACTCCATGATGAATAGATCAGCCCCGGCGGCACTCCCAGCTCAGAGCGAAGGGTGTGGCGGGGCCGAAAACAAGAAGGCCCCGATCAATATCGAGGCCCTGAAAAGGCACCGAGGCACTCCCCCTCAGTTGCTCAAGTTGTTTTGGCTCCCTGAAAGTTCTCAGATCTACGCCGCAGAGGCTTGAGGCCCCGTGCCTGGTCGGCCCGTAGGGGCTTGAACCCTCTTCCCCCGGTTATGAGCCGGGCGCATCAACCGTCAATGCTTCGGGCCAGATTTGGAGCGGATACAGGGAATCGAACCCTGATCGAAAGCTTGGAAGGCTGTCTAGCGACCTGCGCTACCCGCAATTGCGTGTCTTCCCACGCTGCCAGCCAAAGACCATCACGGCGTCGACACCCAAGTGCATCGATCTCGCTGTTCCTGTCTCGCGCCACCCTGAAAGCGTGTTAGGTCAGGGCGCGCGGGCTGCCGGTGTTTTTCCGTAGCGCTGCACTACCGGCTTATCAGCGTCCAGGCCTCCCGAGGGCTGCCCTGGCTGCAGTGAATTTTGAGCAATAAAAAACCCGGCGCGGTAGCCGGGCTCTTTTTAGTCAGTCCTACACACGCAGGAATGACAGGATGGGTATAATTTCTCTCACTTTCTCACTGTTGTCAATAGCTATGCCGCGTCCTGAACTAAAAGGCCTTCCTCTTCAAGAATCAACCGAACCTCTGCGAGCGCTTCCTTGACCATCAAGTTGAGCTCTTTCTTGATTCCGTCTCTCCAGCGATATCGGGTTGACTCGGGCGCCGCATCGATATCCCAAGTATTCATGTCGTAAAAGCTGTCGGGAAGAACGATCAGATCCTGATCCAGCGCCTCAAGCCTTGCGCGCTCCGACTTCCCAGCTGCAATCGCTGCGCTGATCAATTTATCGCGGCGAGAGTCATCGACCTCAAGAGGGATTTCCACCGTTACCGATGTTGGCCCTTTCCGCTTTGCTCCTTTCATCTTCGGGATCGACCAAGTGGTGACGGCCTTATGTACGAACAGCGCTGGTGCAGGGCTAGGCACCAGAGGGATGATGCCGGTGATCGCCTGCAACCGCCTGGCACGGCCAGTGCTGTACTTAGCGCCCAGCACGTCCCAGTGACGAGGCTTGAGCATGTGGTGCAGCCTAGCGGCAAGCCAGTAGTCAACCTGGGCTCTGTCCAAATCGCCGCCGCCAGAAGAGAGTGATGCAAGGCATCCGCCATCCTCTTCGCTGGGGTTGTAGAGCTTCTGCCATGCCTGCCCCTTAGAGGCGCACTTCTCGCCAGCGGCCAACGCTGCAACGACCGCTCCTGATACGCTCGTATAGATCATGCTGCCGCCCTCTTCAATTCTCTGGTCTTTGCCTGGTACTCAGCCTTGATGGCCTTGATCTCTTCGATGGTGTACTTGCGCACGCTCTGGTCAGATTCCAGGGCGTCGACCGCCTCCTGGCCGATGCGCGCGATCAGGCCGATCCGGTAGTCCACGGCATTGCCGGAAAGGAACCGGTTGTCCTGCTTGCTCTGTGCGTGGCAGTTGCGCTCATCGAAGCGCAGGTGCGGCGCTGAGCCGACGCTGCGGTAATGCCCTGCATCTACCGCGTTGCCGCTCCAGTCCAACGGCTTCCCACTGGAGATGCAGAGGTGACCGGCGGCCTGGTCACGGGCGCGGATGTACTCGTTGAACGCCTGCTGAGCCTCGCGCATATGGTCGCCGCGACTTTTCAGGGCCTCCTTTCGAACCTTGATGTCGGCGCGGCCAACCTGGGCCAGCGACTTGTGCGCCTTCTCCTGGTTCACTTCCTTGATGGCCAGGCCGCACTTCGGACTGCACACAGCCTGTCCGAGGCGCTGCGGGACGAATGAGGCCCTGCATGCTGGGTTTTTGCAGGTCTTGGGCTTGGGTTGCTTGCGCTCAATGGTCATTGGTACACGCTCCCTGGCTGTCCGGGCTCGTTGCTGTCCGTGCATGCCAGATCATGGTCGCTTGCCTTGGGGCAGCGCTTGCAGCCACACGCAGGGCACAGGATCATTTTCGTGGATGACAACGGCAGCCAGCCAAACGGACCTTTGGTGCCCAGCTTGTGCTCAGCAATACAGCGGTGGCATTCGCAGTTGATCGGGCTCATGCGGCCTCCTTGCTCAGCAGATCGGTGAAGACGACGCCCTGGCCGGTGAAGTAATTGGCCATGCGGTCGGTGTACTGGACGCCCTGGGCGCGATTGAACAGGCTGGTCACCGGGAAGCCGTCCGGGCCGAACAAGTGGCACTCCCCCATCATGGCCAGCTTCGTTTCGTAGGGCAGATGACGCATGACCCGGTACCACTCGGCCTGGAAACCAGCGTCCTCGTTCAGCAGGATCTGCACGCCGAAGTGCAATTTGCAGTAGCGGCGCGCATCTTCCGGCTCGCCGATCTGGGTCATCTCGGCGATGCGCTTGTACATGGCAAACCACAGGCGGTTCTGGTCCAGGGTGCGGTCCTTGCCCGGACGAAGGCTCACCACCACAAAGTGCTTGTCCTCGAACATCTTGGACATGCGGGTGATGGCCTCGGTGAGCATGGAGCGGCAGTTGACGCTGATCTTGTCCGTCATACCGAGCACCTCCCGAGCGCGAAGGCCGCAATGGCGATCATCACAAGAGTGACGGCCCCATAAATCACCGCTCGCCTAGCTGCTTTGGCAATTTCATTCCCGAGACCGTTCATGGCTGCTCTCCGTTGCCCATGGCGGCGTCGATGGCCTTGCACGCCAAATCGACCTTGCGATACCAGTCCTTGAGCTTGCGGTAGCCTTGATCGCTGTGTTGCCCGTGAATCTCTAGGTCTTCCAGAACTGAGTCCAATTCAGGAAGAAGCACTACCAGCGATGAATTTGCGCGAAGCTCCTCGTTCTCGGCCTTCAGCTCAGCATTCACCTGCTCGTAGGCTTCGTAGCCGGTCTTGAGGCCGGCGATTTCGGCGCGGAGTTCGTCGCGCTCTGCGAGTATCTCTTGCGCTTTTCGAACACTCTGCCAATCGCCATAAACACGCAGATTTCCATCCAGCGTCATCCCAACCTTGAAAAGCTCAGTGAGACGCTCGTTTTCGTGCTGCGCCTCCTGCATATCCTCGATGTAGGTGATGGCCGCCGACTCAATCTCACTATTTTCCGTGGCAAGACGCTCGTTCTCGGCCTTGAGCTGGGCGCGCTCCCTGGCGGCGCGGCCACCATCCTTGATGAGCTTATTGATGCTCACAGCATTGGCCTTCAGGCTTCCGCGCATGCTTGAACAGTCAGCACGCAGCCGCTCGTTCTCGGCGATCAGGCTCAGGACTGCGGCGGGGTTGGCGGCGGCCACGTAGCGCAGGCATGCATCCTTTTCTGTATCGATGCTTTGGTATTCCAGCAGCGTCCCGAGATCCACGTCGAAGACGTAGCTGGTGCCCGGTGCGTACTCAGGACCAAACCATGGGCCTTCTGGTGCAGCCTCGGCCAGCCGCTTCAGTTCGGTGTTGTCGGTCATGCCCGCTTCTCCCCTGCTTCTGCGATCACTGCCATGCGCTCCAACTTGCGAGCCTGGAGCCACGCCTCTGACGTGCGATCTTTCTCACTGCCCTTGTCGACCCACTCCCAGACCGGGCGGCCGTTGCTGACCATGTAGGCCCGGTACATCTGGCTGTACTGCTGCTGGCGGATTTGCTGGACGCCACGACCTTTCAGGAAGCGCTCGTCCCCGGCCTGCGGCTTTGGTTTGGCCTGTGCGGTGCTGTATCGAATGCTGGTTACAGTCATGCTCGTGACTCCAATTCCTGGGCCTGCTTGATCAGCAGCGCCCGGCGATCTGCCAATTCGTTGGCTGCTTCAATCCGCATTTCGAGCTTCCGTTCTTCGCTGGCCCTGCGCATTTCCAGCATCGAGTTCTTCACGATCTCGAGCTTTGCGCGCAGCACAGGCTTTGGCTGGGTGACGGTGCCGGTGAGCAATCCAGCAATGGCGCGGCCGTCCTCGGTGACCGGGGCAACGCTCAGGTCAGCCAGGTACTTCTGGCCGTGCTCGCGGGGGATTCGCTTCAGCTCCATGGCCTTGGTTACGGCTTGAATGCGACGGCTTGCGTCAAAGCCCACAGAGACGTGCCAGTTCACAGGCCTGGTATCCTCTCGGGATTGGCCGACAAACCGCTCATACGCGCTGATGAAGGCCATCCTGGCGCCAATCTTGTCCCCGGCATCGAGCACAGGCTTTGCGGCGGCCAGGGCCAGCTGGATTTCATCGGTCAGGACAACGGTTTCGTATTCGTCGTTGGTGGTCATGGCGATAGCCCAAGCTTCGTCCTTGCCAGGGCGGCCATCCTCGGCTTGGATGCGCTGCATGATCGCGCCGAGGGTGAACTTCCCTGTCAGCTCTCGACGGCAAGATTGCAGCGCCTTGCGGATGTCTTGCGGCGGGAATACGGATAAGTCTTCGGCCATCAGCTTGGCAGCGGTCGCGCTGATGGTCTGACCCAACGTCTCGGCCGTTGCGCAAATGCCAGCGGCCAGTTCAGCAAGGTTTTCAGAGGAAAGCATTGCGTTTCTCCCCGTCGAGAATGAGCCGGGCGGCTTCCTGCGCGGCGTTCATGTTGGCTTGGGTGTCTTCAATCTGGCGGGCGGTGCGGGAATTCATCTGCCGGCCGGTGAGCCACATGGTGTGGTACGCATCTGCCTTGCCGATCAGGTTTTTCAGGCTGTGGCAGTCGTTGACGATTCGGGCGTCATTGACCGTGAGGTAGTACGCAGCAACGCTGTGGGCAACGTCGATACCGAGGCTGTCCACCAGCTTGCCAAGCATCCCTCCGGCCGCTGCGTTCCACACCGGCCAGCACTGGTAGCGCTTGCGGTAGGCCATTGCGTAGTTCGCCCAAGCCTTGAACGTTTTGCAGGCCTGGTCTTTCGGCCCCGGCATGTCGGCTGGGATTTCAACGCGGGGCGCTTCGGGTTTATCAACTACCAGCACCAGCACGCCGGGTTGGGTCGGCTTGTCCGAGCCTTCCGGCAAGTTGTGACTGGTACCCTGATTGGTATCCTGATTACTGGTATCTTGATTTGTCGGAGATTTATCCGACCCTTGCTCGGATTTTTTTCCGACCTTGCTCGGAGATTTATCCGAGGTAGATCGGATATTTTTCCGACCCTTTGAGGCTGGAGGGGTCGGATATTTTTCCGACCCATCTTCCTTCTTGTTCCACTCGGCTGCCTTTTTGGTGAGGCGGAAAAGCGTGATATTCGCTGTGCTGGACAGGTCAATTAAACCGGCTTCCTCAAGCGCTTTCAGCATGCGGTATGCGGTGTCCGGTTTGTCGGTCAACAGAGGCAACTCTTCTACGATCTTCGCTTTGCTGAGCGCAAAGAAGATACCGTTCTCGGTCTTTACTGGAGTCGTCCAGCTTGGGCATGAGTAGACGAAAGCGAACAAGAGCGCTTGCTGGGAGTTCAGGCCCCACTCAAGCGACTTAACCTGGTTAATAGATAGCGTGAACTGCATGTCAGGCCTCCACCGCGCTAGCGATATCTGAGAGACCTTGCAGCACAGGAAGAATGGCGGAAAGCCTCGCCTGAATGGTCGAGTCTGCCTCGATCAGGTCTGATAGAAACTGACCAGCAAAGCTAGGCACGCCAACCTCGCTGCGCTCGACGTAGCGGCCTATCAGCTCAACCTGGGTAATTACGCTGAGGATCAGGTCAGATGCGCGAGCCTGCTCTTTAGGCGGCGCCTTGGCAGCCTTGGAGGCCTGCTGAATCGACTTCTTGTCTCCGACAGCAACAGATGCCTGCTGATCCTTTGGCAGCACCAGCAGAGCCACGGCGCCAGATACCGAAGCGCGCCCCTCATCCATTGCCTGAACAAGCTCAGGGGCGGCCTCGTTAGCGACACGCTTGGCCTGCTCGTAGGTTTTTCCGTTGCCAAAACCGGCTGCTTTGGCTGCAATATCACGAGTGTCACCTTTAGGGTCCGGAAAATTTTCCGGACCCTCTGAGTGCTGGTTTGCTCCAAGGCGGCTACCCAGCTCTCGCTCAATAGCCTCTCCGATAGCAACGCGCTCGGACGGGGTGAAGTCCTTGCGGAACTCATTTTCGGCCATCTCGCCTTGCAAGATTGAATCGAGGTGAACGGTGCGGACTGGAATCTTTTCCCAGCCGAGGGATAGGCAGGCACGCAGGCGGCGCTCACCAAAAACGAGGCGATACCCGGAGTCGATGCCGATTGGCTGCAAGAGCCCAATCTCTGAAATGCTTGCGGCCAGGCTTTCAATGTCGCCGAAGTCCTTGCGGAATCGATTCGCGACCTTGATCAGGGATGCCTGGCACTGAATGATTTGATCGGCCATTTTTTGACAGGGGACGGTTTCCCGCCCCCATCCTATTTAGATGAAGGTCGGGAAGGTGTCGTCGACTCGCATAACGTTGGTCGCGTGCTTGATAGGCTTGCCACGCAGCTCTGCGTTCCAAGTACGAATCAGGGCGCCAATGACTTGGCTGCGGTGGATCGGGCGACGGTCAACAGATGCGGCAAAGCAGCGATTCCGCAGATACAGCAGGTTGTCGTTGACGCCCTCAACGGCCCCCACCATGAATCGCTCAAGGAATCGCTCAGCCAAGGGCTGGTTGCGCTGGCTTGCGAAGAAATAGAACATCGCCGCAATGGAGCGCGGGACGGGAGATTGTCGAGGAAGGGTTTGGCCGTATTCGGCGGCGGCGATCAGCAGCGGGTTGCGCTTAACGAATTCAAGAACGTCGGTCTTCTCGGCTTTGCCGGGAAAGCCAAATTGCTCCTTCTCGTAATCAATCACCCAGGTGGTGGCGGTCGCCAGCATCTTGCAGGTCTCAACGGGGAGACCCAGCTGAACAAACAACACATCCGACTTCTGGCGACCCTTCCCGCTATCGAGTACGTCAAAAATGCTTTCGTCAAAGCCTCGCATCACTACGCAAGTGACCGTGATACCAGATTGAAGAATGGCATGCAGGCGGTGCTGACCATCCAGCAGGCTGCCACTCTTTGAGAAACGGATCGGGTCGCCGGTCATCTTCCAGCCGCCATTACGGATCGCTTTTTCGAGCTTCGCCACATGAGCCATGCTGGCCGCGCGATTTCCAGTGTTACGCTCAAGCCACGCACGAGCGATCTCAGGTGTCACCTGCTCGACGGTAATTGCCGGGGCGTTTACGTTGATGGCGTTTTGGGTTAAATTGCTCATGTAGATTTTCCTTTAGTTACGCAATTAGCCAGGCCACGAACCTGGCTTTTTTGCGCCCGCGATTTGCGGTTGGGGTTTTGCGCCACGTTTTGCAAAGCGTTAAAACGTGGCGCGGCATGGGTTCAAGCTCTTGCCTTGTGCAACTCAATTACCGCCGCTACAGCCTCAAGGCTCGCCGACATGTACTTGGCGTGCAGGGCGCGGATCTTCTTTGCTTCGTTCGAATCGATTTCGCCGTCTTCCAGGGCGGAAGCCACCATCTGGTCAAGTGCGCCACGCTGTGCGGATGCAGCCAGCGAGCGCTGATACAGATCGACGTTGTCCAACTCCCCTGCTTCCGGGATCTTCACGAACACGCCGCCATACATCGCGCAGATGTAGTCCGGCAGGTGCTCGGTCTTCGTTTCGCTTTCCAGCACGAAGATCTCGGCATCGCTCAGCGGCTTGCACCCGGCGGTTTCATAGATCTGGTTCTCCAGGCGCTTGTCCTTGATGCCAAGGCGAGCAGCTGCGCAATCCATCCCTCCAGGGAAAGCGTTGGACACGGCCGCCATTACTTGGCGGCGGGTCTCTAGTACGGGCGTTTTCATGTCCTAGTTTTTCCTTGGGTCGGTTGCGATCAGAATTGCTTCAATGGAGTGGCGGACAGGGATGTCAGGCGGCGGTTTTCTTGGCGCCTTGGGCGTCCAGTTCCTTGAAAACGTCTGGCCTGGCGATGCGGAGAAACATCATCCGAGCCCTTGGGATGCCGTATTTCCTCCAATCACTTACTGATGGGGGGCGCACTTCACACAGCTCAGCGACACGGAAAGTGCCACCGAGAGCATCAATAATTTCATTTGGGTTCATGCCTGATTTCTCCGGCTATTCGCATAGGTACGGATATTAGGCATACCTTTTATTTAGGTCAATAGGAATACCTTAGATGCCTGGTGTTAGGCTCCCCTAATGAGGACACTTCAAGAACGGTTAAAACTGGCGATGGCCGGCCCGCCAAAAGTTACGCAGGCCGCCCTGGCTCGCGCTTGCGGCATTCGCGCGCCGTCTGTAAACGACTGGATTTCAGGGAAAACCAAGACGATTGAGGGGCAGAATCTTTTGATCGCCGCCGACTATCTGAAGGTGATGCCGATGTGGCTGGCTACTGGAAAGGGGCCGATGCGTAAGGGGTCGGATGGTGGAGCGCAGCCTGCAAGCAAGGAGAGCAATGTCGTGCCGATTGAGTCTCGCCGAAAATCGCAAGATTCCAGCTTCATTACGATCCCTCAGTTGGACGTAGCCGGGTCAATGGGGCCGGGAAGAGTGCCGCCCGATCACATCGAAGTGATCAGGGATATTACCGTTCATCTCGACTGGCTGAAGACGCAGGGCTTGTCGTATTCCAAGCTAGAGAACCTGGCCATCATTGATGGCGACGGTGACAGCATGGAGGGCACGTTCCGTAACGGCGACGCCCTGCTGGTGGATCGCGGTATCACCGAGATCCGAACCGATGCGATCTATGTCTTCACGCTGGAGGGCGAGCTTTTCATTAAGCGGCTTCAGCGCCTGACCGGCGGTTCCCTGCGCATGATTTCAGATAACCCGGTGTACCCGGCAATCATGATTGAGGGCGATATGCTCGCCAAAGTGCATATCCAGGCTCGCGTGCTGCTTGTCTGGAATGCCCGGAAGCTTTAGGCGATTACCAAAATGCCACGGATTACGTACAAGAGCGAAGCGCCGCAGTGGGATGATGCAGAACTGATCCAGCACTTCAAATTCTGCGCAACTATGCAGCTAAGGACGCCACTTAGGATATTGCAGCACCATAACGATACTCACTGGGATCGCACGCAATCCCCGCCGAAGATTATCGAAAAGTCGTGGCAGGGCATTTGGGTGCCGTGCACGAGGCTATCCGGCCTTTTCGAATACGAGGCGACGATGGCCTCCGAAATTGGCCAGATCCCAGTAAGTGGCGGCGACTTCTTACGCTTTCTACTGACTATTCGTGAGGCGGTTGAATCCCGTGATACAGGAAAGCACGCGGCGGCTCTCTCTGTTGCCAGCAGCAAGATATGGGAGTCAATTGTTGAAAAACTTGGCGGTGCCCAAAACGTGGCCATGCGACTTTGCAAAGCTAAAGCCGGGTAACAATTGCACAGAATTCTGCCGGAGGCCTCGTGTCCCTTACCAAGCCAAACCAAGACCTTAAGCGCGACCTCCAAGGCATCGCCTCAGACCTCAAGTGGTCGGCCGTAGAGCTGATGAGGATTGCGGAGCGGCTGAGCCTTGCAGGGAACGAGGCAGACGCCCAGGCCGTGTTTAGGATGCTCACCGTATTTCATGATGGCGAGGATCGGCTGGCCGGTTATGCGGATGAGGTGAAGGCCGGAAGGATTGTGCGAACAGGGGCGAATACATAAGGGACTTGCCCAGCTCCACTATTTTCAAAAAAAACGACAAACGCAAAGCATGGAGCGCAATCTGTGAGTAAAATTGAGAGTTACCAACTCGACCTGGCCATACCGATGAACGAAGAAGACGTTTTCCACTTTGATGACTCGCGCCCTCACTTTGACGGCCTGTGTCGGAAAAACGGCATCACGTATTGGTTTGCCCGCGACTTCATGAAAATGATCGGGTATCAGACATTTCAAAGCTTTCAAAAGGCTGTTCAAAAGGCTATTGCATCCTGCACTACGCTCGGCATCGACATCATGGAAAACTTTCAGCAAGTGGACCGTGAGATTGATGGAAAAATCGAGAAGGACTACAAGCTTTCACGGTTTGCCTGCTATTTGACAGCCATGAATGGCGATAGCAAAAAGCCCGAGGTCGCTAGAGCTCAAGCGTATTTTGCTGCGGTCGCTGAGACTTTCAAGCGTTACATCGACCAAGCTGAGGACGTTGAGCGCGTTCTCATCCGTGACGAAATCTCTCTACATGAAAAATCCCTGAGCGGCGTAGCGAAACAGGCTGGCGTTACCGAATACCATTTTTTCCAAAATGCCGGCTATCGCGGGCTCTATAACATGAATATGTCTGACCTCAAGAACCGTAAAGGTCTTATAGGCAAGGACTCGAGCCGGTCCCTGCTTGATTTCATGGGCAAGCAGGAGCTCGCAGCAAACCTTTTCCGTGTGACGCAGACAGAAGCGAAAATGGAAAACGAAGGGATCCGTGGGCAGAAAGCGGCTGAGCGCGCTGCCGAGGCAGTTGGAAGAAAGGTCCGCGAAACTATGATCGAAATCAGCGGAGATACCCCGGAGAGCCTGCCTTTAGCGCGCGACCTAAAACAGGTCAAGGGCGACCTTAAGGCATCTAGCAAAGAGTTTAAGCGACTCGATAAGTAAGCAGCCCGCTAACTTTGCAAAGCCCGGCCCAGCGCCGGGCTTCTTGTTTCTAGTAAGCGTACTCTCACGGCCTATCGATCAGCGGCCATGCCGTCCCGTGCGGCTATGGCCTAAAATCAGGTTGAGCTATGGAGGGACCGCCTATGGATATGCCGAAAAACGCTGAAGATATCCGAGCGCTGCTACTCAGCCAGCACCCAGAGTTGAAAGATGACCTTGCGAAGATTTCAGACCTTGATCTGCTGCAGTGCTTGATCTGCGCCTACGAATGCGCGACCGACATCAAGCAAGCCGACCTGGCGGAGATCGAGAGGCGTCTGGACGATGTCGCAAGGGCGCTGTTCTCTCCCGTGCCGCACTGACCTCCCCAAGCCCGCCTGTATCTGCCCTCTCCCATCTGAATCCGTAGCCCGCCACTAAGCGGGCTTTTTCATGCCTAACAAAAAATAATTAGGCATACCTATTGACTACAAAAGAAGGAATGCCTAATGCTCACTCCATCGAGTCACCCAACAGGGACTCGCCAGGGCCTCAGGGCCTGACCCGCTCTTTAAAAGTCTGACGTGACCCAACGACGTACCGGCAACCCCGGTGGTGAGAAAGCTAAACCGTCGTCCATGCAGCCTCTGGTAGCTGCCGTACTCCCACATGTGAGTACGCGAAACCACGCACACAAACTGGCAATGCATCGAACACGAAATGTGCGGCGCCGGTGAGAGACGACTCGGACCGATGCGTGGTGGAGATGAAACACCGAATTCAAGAATTAGCGGGCCCGATAGCTTCGGCTGGGACCGCCGGACCTCATGCACCCTGCCCCACTCAGCCAGGGCATTCAGAGCTGTAGCGTGCATGTTGTAAGGACCTGTGATCCACGGCGAACAGATGCTGTTTGACGCCGTGAGTAGGAAGCTCGAAGCCCGCCCCCATGACGAACCGCAGACCTGCAATCAGCAGCGGGATACGCGGCGCCGCCCTAGCGCAGAGGGAACCACCGCTGACGCAACAAACCCAGGCTGTCGCCAGTAGCGGGCCTGGGCTCCACAGATTTACTGATGCCGCTTCTATGAGGCGGCATTGGAAATCAACGGGAGTCACAAAATGCTCAACATCAACGAAGACGATCTGAAAACCGCAATCGTAGCCAAAGTATCTGATGAGCTGCTGCGCGATGGAGATGACCTTTCCGGCATGGTCGCTGCGGAACTTAAGAAGCGCATCGACAAAATCTTCAACGAGCGAGTAACAGCGCAAATTGAGGCAGCTATCAACGAAACCATCAACGGTTCGTTTGAGCGCGAATATCGCCGGGTAAACACCTGGGGCGAGCCAGAAGGTCCGGCCACGACCATTCGCAAAGAGCTGGAAAAGACCGTGAACGCTTACTGGTCAGCCAAGGTTGAGCCGCGCACAGGGAAAGTCGCAACGAGCGACTACAACACAGTCACCCGAGCCGAATACATCATGACTCAGGTCTGCGCCGAAGACTTCACGAAGGAAATGACCCAGAGCGTGCGCAACGTATCGGGCGCCCTGAAAGACGGTCTTCGCATCCAATTGGCCAAACAGATGGACACCATGCTGGACGGCCTCTTTCACATCAAAAGCCTGCAAGACCAAGGCAAGGTTGAAAAGCCGTACTGACCTTCACTGATGCCCATCCAGAGCGGTGGGCATTGGGAAAACAACCGAACGGAGAAACACCATGACTCGCGCTGAATTTGAAGACAAAGAAGGCATCGCCATCGCGGCAATGCTCGGCCTGATTGCCAATCAGACACCTCTTTCCCCTGATGAGGTCGCTGTGACCGCATTTGACTATGCAGAGGCGCTAGTGGCTGAGCGCAAAAAGCGCCTCGGTGAAAAGCCTCCATACGACTGCTGAACAACCAGCGCCACGACAGCCTGTCGTTAACTGCCCGATCCTCTCTATGAGAGCGCATCGGAAGTCACACGGTACCGCGAAAGCGCCAGCCGGCATCCGGGAGAAAGGGTTTGATTCAGCTTCCAGAGTGATCATCCGCGCGAGTAAGGCATTGACCCCGGCTATGTGTGACTTCCGATGCGGATGACCACTACACACCGCGCAAAGCGGCCCCCCGCATCACACCTATGACGACCTACCCCGGCCTGACGCCAGTAGCGTGACCGGGTACAGATGGCTACCTGCTGATTCAGGTAGCCATCTGGTTTCACAAATGCCTCTAGACCCCCTGGAGGTATTTGGAAGCCCACTGACGGAGACAGCAGCATGCAAATCAATCAGCAAAAAACGGTGCAGGTCGATGTGACTGAGCTGCACCTCTACATCAAGGTCCGCGACGGTTTCGCTGCTGGCCTGAAAGACGCCCAGGGCGAGGAAGTCGGCAGCTATGAAGGCTACGTGCCGGACTTCTTTCCCGGCCAGCACTACGGCGACTACCTGATCCTGAACATCGACCTGGAAACAGGCCAGATCAAAAACTGGCAGAAGCCGGTCGCCGCCGACATCGAAAAGATGATCGAAGCAGGCGACGACGACTGATCAACCCTCTCCTTGCACGTCAGCCAGACGAAAATTGGCCCGATCCTTTCCTTGGGGAGACTCGTATAGGGAGAGGGCATCGGAGAGTGATCGAAGCGTGCCCAAGCGGGCTGCAGCGCTAGGATCGCAAAGCCCCGTAAATGTCCTGAGCCGGTATGAGCGAGACGGCCAATACTAAAAACGCGGCGGGAAACAAGCGGGAGTAGCGCCCCGGTGTTTCGATCACTCTCCAATGCAGAAATGACCACCACCATACGAAGGCTCTATCTCGGGCCTTTCAGTCAAAAATAACCCGGAATAGGGGTATTTGGGCACCACCATCAATCCCGCCTCTACCCGTCAGCACTCCTCCCCCGCGCCCATCGGCAACCAGCGGGAGGCATAAGTGTTGAACGAATACAGGTGAACCACCACTGAGGTATCAGCGATGTGCGATTGCAGACAGAACACAGAGCGCCGCTTGCTTGAGGCGCTGCCAGCTCAACTACCGGAAGGCCACAAAAACCTGAGTGCGCGCCTGACTGGCTACGCAATCATGCTCGGCGATGGGGTGATGGTGTCCCGCCAGGTGATGCCGATCGACATCACGTATCAGCTCCCGACCAAGGCTGGCGTCATGAAGGACAAGAAGCAGTCCATGAGCATGCAGGCCAACTACTGCATGTTCTGCGGCGAGAAGTACGACAAGGACGAGCCGGAAGCATCGCTCGCCTAACCGGGTGAACCAACGAATGGAGTGAGTCATGAGCAAGCCAATAAATGAGCTAGCGTTTCCAGTGGTAAGCGTCGCCGATCACGAGTTTACCGGCATGACCCTGCGCGACTACTTCGCCGCAAAGGCAATGCGAGAAATCGACTGGAAGGTGAAACCGCTAAATGAGAGCGCGGATGATTGCTACGCAGTAGCTGACGCCATGCTCGCCGCCCGTTCCGCCTAACCCCAAACACTGGAGGTCGCCATGGCCCGCACTTACGAATATTTGACGGTCAAGGATGGCGAGGACATTGCCGTCAACCTGACCGTTGTCTCTTTCTCGGCCTCGAAAGGCAACTTCAGCTCGCAGGCCGCTGATCCCGATGAGTATCACGGGTACTGCGAAATCGAGTGGGAATCGAAAGACGACACCAGCTTCATGACTGAATCCGAGATCGCCTCGATGGAGGAATGGCTTGTGAGTGAGCATTCCGAGTACCTGGCCGACCAAGACTACTTCGATTAATCCCGCCATTTGGAGGCGACTATGAACGCAGCATTGAAGATATGCCAGGAGCGTTACGACGCTCAGTTGCCGCCTCCAGTGAGCGAGTCGGCTGTGGAGATTGCCCGCAAGGAGTGGCTTTACAACGCCACCGAGCAGCTGGTGCGCTTCGGTCAGGATGTGAAGTTCCAGCGGCGCCTGCGCAGGCCTCAGACCGTCACGGTCGCTCAACTGGCACTGGCGACTGATGAGCTGGTGAACGCCCGGCAGGCGAGCTGTGAGGTCGGCACACCGGCTCTCGGCTGGCTGCTGATCGCCAACAACTCAGGGCGCGCCGATAAAGTGTCGACCGCCGAGTTGCTTGGCCACAGCGACCACCCATTCGGCAAGCTTGGCGAAATTGCAGAGGCCCTACTTCGGCCCCTCGCTGACGATGCACTGGCCGCCCAGGCCGAGGACGACGAACTATGAACACCCCAACCGCCCTCGCCCGCCTGGGCCTGGAAATCGCCAAGATGAAGAAGTCGTGCACCCCGGTCCCTGACCGCACCTTCGTCATGGGCATGATCGAAATGGCCGAGTTCGCCGATCTGGTCGACTCCCCTACTGCCAACCGTTACCGCGATGCGCTGGACGCCAAGTTTGTCGAGCGCAACGAGCAGCTCAAGAGGGCCGCCGCATGAACAGCATGACCCTGGCTTTCACCCATAAGTCATGGCTCGGCGCTCTGTCGCTGGCCTACGACGCCGGTATCGAAAACGTCCACGCCTGGAGTCGCCGGGCCTGCCTGTGTGGTGAGTGGACCGTGGCTTATGAGGTGAAGGCATGAGCATCAGCGAAGACTCAGTGCCGCCATTCAAGGCCTGGCGCCTAACCCCAAAACGGCAAGCTTCACCTGTGCAAATCGTTAGTACAGAGCGGTGGGGGAACAGAACAGTGTTCGTCACCAGCCGGCGAGGAACGCTTTACGCGGGTGACCTCTGGAGCGACGAAAAGCAGCTTCTACTTCATGTTCAGGAATGGCTTGAGATTCGAAAGTCCACGCTGAAAGCGGAGTTGGCAAGTGTTGAGCTGCGCGAACTCAAGACAAGTCAGCGCCTTCGCGAGCTAACACTGTGACCACCCACCAGCGGCACCGGCGGAGCGCCATCCGCTGGACCTCGGCCATCGTTGGCCTGACCTTCCTCACCATCGTTCTACTGGGCCCAGCAATCGGCGGCCTGATCACTCAATAACCCACACCTTCAATCGCTGCGAGCATCGCGGCAAGGAATCCCTATGTCCGCAGTAATGAAGCAGGACGACAACACGCCTGCGATATCGGAGGCCGCGCTCGTCGAAGTGCTGAGCAGCAGCCTTTACCCCGGCGCAGAAAAGAACTCGGTTGTGATGGTCTTGGCCTACTGCCAGGCAGCGCACCTAGACCCGATGTTGAAGCCGGTACACATCGTTCCGATCTGGAATTCCAAGACGAAAAAGATGCAGGACACGGTGATGCCAGGCATCGGCCTGTACCGCATTCAGGCCGCGCGCACCGGTCAATACGCCGGGATCAGCGAACCAGAATATGGCCCTCCAGTGACTGCGAAGTTGAGCGGTGTAGAAGTCACGTATCCCGAATGGTGCCGCGTGACGGTCAAGCGGCAGATGAGCAACGGCCTGGTGGCCGAATACACAGCCAACGAGCGCTGGATCGAAAACTACGCAACAGCCAGTAAAGAAACCGCGGCGCCCAACGCCATGTGGAAGCGCCGAGCATTTGCCCAGCTCGCCAAGTGCGCCGAGGCACAGGCCCTGCGCAAAGCATTCCCTGAAGTTGGATCAGCGCCAACGGCCGACGAGATGGAAGGCAAGGCCTTCGAGGAGCCGGCACGCGATGTAAGCCCTCGGCAGCACGCCCAGCCTGAACCGGAAGCGCTGCCCGCCTACTCCGACGACCTGCTGACCGAGAACATCGTGAAGTGGCAGCCACTAATCGACTCGAACCGCACCAGCCCTGAACACCTCATTGCGACCATCAGCAGCAAGTACACGCTGAGCCTGGCGCAGATTGAAAAAATCACCAACCTCAAAGCCCTCGATGGAGACGCAGCATGAAAATTCACAACGTAGCTCAAGGCTCCGCCGAGTGGCTCGCCCTTCGCGCCCAGTACCGCACCGCTTCCGAAGCTCCGGCGATGATGGGCGCCTCGAAATATCAATCCCGCACCGACCTGCTGATCGCCAAGAAGACCGGCATTACACCGGACGTCACGCCCTCTCAGCAGTTTATCTTCGACAAGGGCCACGCTACTGAAGCCCTGGCGCGCCCGCTGACTGAGGCCTTGATCGGCGAAGAGCTTTATCCAATCGTTGTTACCGAGGGCAACCTGCTCGCCTCAATGGACGGCGCCACGATGCTCGGCGAGACCCTATTCGAGCACAAGCTGTGGAATGAGTCGGTCGTGGCCCAGGTGAAAGCCGGCGACCTGGCTCCGCACTACTACTGGCAGCTTGAGCAGCAACTCCTGGTCAGCGGCGCTGAGCGGGTCATCTTCGTTTGCTCGGACGGCACGCCGGAGAACTTCGTGCACATGGAGTACCGGCCCGTCGTCGGGCGCGCGGCCCAGTTGATCGAAGGCTGGAAACAGTTCGAGGTGGACCTGGCCAACTTCGAGATGGCCGACGCGCCTTCAATCGTCGTCGGCAAGGCACCTGATGAGCTGCCAGCGCTGCGTATCGAGCTGACCGGCATGGTCACCGCCAGCAACCTAAAAGTGTTTGAAGATTCGGCCCTGGCTGTGATCGACTCGGTGAAAACTACACTCTCCACCGACCAGGACTTCGCCGACGCCAAGAAGGCGGTCAAATGGTGTGGCGATGTTGAAGAGGCTGTCGCAGCCGCCAAGAAACAGGCTCTGTCGCAGACCCAAAGCATCGACGAACTGTTTTCCTCGCTGGATCGCATCAGCGCCCATGCCCGCGAGACTCGCCTGAAGGTCGACAAGCTGGTGAAGGCTCAAGAGCTGTTGGTGAAGACCAACATCAAGCAAAAAGCCGAACTGGCACTGGCTGACCACATCGCCGCAATCAACAAGACACTGGGCAAAGTCACGCTGCCTCATGTCGTTTCGGACTTCGCCGGCGCCATGAAGAACAAACGCACCATCGCCAGCCTTCAGGATGCAGTTGATACCGAGCTTGCCCGGGCGAAGATCGACGCAAGTCAGGCAGCCGACAGTATTCGCTTGAACCTCACCAGTCTGGCGGAGCTCGCCGTTGATCACGCCTTCCTGTTCAGCGATGTGCAGCAGCTGATGACCAAGGCCAATGATGACCTGGTGACGCTGATCAAACTTCGTATTTCGGAACACCATAAGGCGGAACAGGAAAAGGCTGACGCGAAGCGAATCGCTGAAGAACAAGAGGCCCAGCGCTTGGCAGCCATCAAGCCAGAGCCGGTCGTGGAGAAGGTGGCGGCGCCTGAGCCGGTCCGCGCCGTGCCAGTCCAGACAGCGGCACCCGCCGCACAAGCGACAAAGCCAGTAACGAGCCACACGGTCGAGCAGGTAGCGCTGCAGGCCAACGTGACGGACTTCGAGGCACTGATAAAAGCGGTGGCATATGGTCAGGCGCCGATCACGCTGCTTCTGGTGAACCGGGAAGCGCTCGACGCGATGGTCGCAGCGCAGGGTGCAAACTTCAGCATGGCCGGGGTGACGCTCGGCAAGGCGGCAGCATGATTAGCAACCTCAGATCAGACATCGAGTTCCGGCGCGACAAAGCGCTGGAGCTTTCCAGTCAGGTTTATCGGCACTTAGCCGCCGGCGGGAAGATCACAATCGGCGAGAGCCCGGCGATCAATCCAGAGCCGGCCAAGCGTTCGGAAGTGATCGACCCTGCGACCATTCTCAAGCGCCGCAAGCCACCCATCACCCGGGCCGAGCGTGAGGCGCTGCGCAAACTTGCGGAGGCATTATGAGCAAACGCAAGCCGCATAACCTGCAGGCGCGCATCGCGCGATCGTGCCGCTCGCTACTGGCATCCAACCACGTCGCCGTGGTCAACATCGATCCCAGCGGTCGCCAGGGCATGATCAATTACAAGTCGCTGAAGAACATTGCTCCAGGGAAGATTGGCCAGGCTGTCTGCGGCATTCCCCACCGGTGGACGATCTACATGAGCGCAATGTGCATTGACGCCCGCGGCGATCGCTACAGCAAGTCGGTGGAACTGGCGCCGGATGGGATCTACCTGTCCGACCACCTGGAAGATGTGATCGAGCACTGCTACATGAAGCTGCGCGCCGAGGCCAACCAAAGCCAGATGGTGGCTTCAGGCTGGATCGCGATTCCCGAAGCGATGTCGCTGGACGAGGCGCACGCCGCGCGGATCTTCGAAGCCGTCGGCGCCTGGCGCCAGGTCAAGGTCGATTCATGCGCCGCATAGCCCGCACCCAGCAACGCAAACGTCAAACCTGGCTCGCACTGCCGGCCAGCGGAATAGAAGAGGTAGGCCATGGCAAAGACTGCGCAGGAACGCTCGGCCAAAACTGCCAGGAAGCGCGTAGCGAATGCCGAAGAGGAACTGAGGCTAAGGGTTCGACCAGGCACCCGCCAGGCCCTGGCCGACCTGATGGAGTGGTCAGGCATTACTGAGCAGGGCGAGGCGATGACGCTGATGATTCATCACCTGCACGCGTTGGGCGCCGCCCGGTGCCAACCGCTACTTACTCCACCGCGCCACGAAATCGAGATATCGCAAAACGTGGCGCGGGAATTCCGCAATAAAAGCCTTCTCGCCATCCAGAAAGACCCGGGCGACGAGATCATCGAGCCCGCTTGATCCGGCTCCATGCCGGTCACCCGTAATACCCCAAATCAACGAATCACGCCAGCCGGCGAGGACTCCCCATGCCTACCCATCAAGACGAAACCCTTCCGCAGCGATACGCCAGAGAGCATCAGGACTACCTGAAGCTCTGCGGCAGCATGACTGCCGAGCAAGTAGCTGATCTTCAGTTGCAGCTGAACAACTCGATGGCCAGAGAGCAGGCCCTGCAAGTCCTGCTGACCGCAGCGGATGAGCGGGCGGATGTGCTGGAGGTATTGGTGGGCGAGGTGCTGGATGCTGTAGGGCGTGAGCCGTTGGACTTGGACGCCGTACTGAGGTTGCGTGCCCGTATGCGCGCCGCACTCAAGTCAGTAGAGGGCGGTGGCGATGACACCACCCTTGAAGAAGATCGCGAGGACTTTAAAAAGGTATTCATTCGAACCAATACCAAACAGGGCCAGAGCATCAGCTTGGCTGACATGATCGCCCGTTACGAGAAGAAGCCATGAAAGCCCAACTCCCCGCCTACTGCTGGTGCCTGCTGGCACTGGCACAACTGATTTGCTGAGGTGATTTATGAGTGAGCAAACAGACCGTTTTCGCCAACTTGCAGTCGGACTTGCTACTAACTGGGATATCCCCATGACGGAAGCGCGCCGTCTGAAGCTGATCAGTTATACGTCAGACCTTGCTGACCACTTGATCTACTACGCTGGCGACGATGAAAAGCTGTGCGACTGGGATTCGCGTGTTGGCGGCGATTACGTGTGCGATATCGTTGACAACTACCTATGGGATCGTCGCTTGATACTTGAGCGGCGCGGAGAAACTGTTGGCCGTCTTGGCAACCATGTTTCGTGCTGCATTCGTGCTGCGCTGGATATTGCGGTTTCTGCAAGCGCTGGAGTGATCGGTTTTACCGTTGGTGATTTCAGGCGCGCATTCGGTGGCGAGCTGCCTGAGTGGGTTTCACAATGGTTCGAGCCTGGACTGACAAGCGACACACCGGACACGGATGGAGTATGGGCATGACCACCAACCAAACGATTGACGGCGTGCCGCGTCGTGTCTGCCATGCTTGCGTGTCCTACCAGCGTGACGCGTACTGCTCTGTATGCGACCCGGCCGCCCAGCCCCAGGGCGAGCCGGTGGCGTGGATGTATAGGCGGCAGGGCGGCGAGTGCCTGGGCCAATTGGTGCAGATGGAAAGCGACAACCTAAAAGACGTGAGGGAAGGAAAGGTACTCGAGGGTCGTCGGATACTTTGGCCTCGCGACGATTATACCGACTGGAAACCGCTCTACACCGAGCAGCCCGCGCCGGTAGCGGTGGTGCTGCCCGAACAACTCACAGATGCCGAGCTTGAAGAGCTTGAGGTGATTGAAGCGCTGCTATCAGGGCAGGGGCTTAGCAATCTCGCGGGTTCAATGGCCTCGGCCCGCCAGTTTATCGACGAAGTAACCCGCCTCAACACCAAGTAACCCCTCCCCCTTCAAAGTCAGCCGCTATAGCGGCAAGGACGAAGTCATGCCTGAAGAAACTGCTTTGATTCAGCCGCTGCCAGTTGAGCGCGATACAGACGGTTGGTGGTCGCACCCTGACTACCTGGCCGAATTCGACGACGAAATCACCCAGGCGCAATTCAATGACTGGTGCCAGCGCCACCAGGTGGTAACGAAGATCACCTACATGGAAAGTGACGTCGATGCTGACGTGTTTGACGCCTATATGACTGACGGACAGGTCGACTGCTCCGCCTGGAAGATTCAGCACCCCGCCGAACGGGGTTGGTTCATCCTGTCAATCCACGATGCCGAGGACGGCCCGGTCTGCATCTGGGGCAAGCGGGTGACGCCATGATCGCCACCCACTGGTTCGCCTACGTCTTCATCTACAAGGGGCCAAGGCCATGAACGACCAACAGATTCTTGAATTGGCAGCAAAGGCGGCAGGAATCGGCCCTGTTCTCTGTTTTGAATCGGCGCGGAACTGCCTTCGAATCGGCGATAGAGAAAGCTATCGACTGTGGCGACCGCTGGATGACGATGGCGACGCCCTGCGGCTGGCAATCAGGCTCGGGATCTGCATCGTCTTCATGGAGGACCACGACTCAGTTGGCGCGGAGCACTCGCGACATGGCGTGATGATCATTGAAGCGATGGACGATTTCGGCACGCGCCGAGCAATCGTCCGGGCAGCCGCCGATATCGCCAAAGCAACAGCCTAACCCCAATCCCCCTAAACGCCTGCCGGTTAGCGGTGGGCAAGGACACCCCATGTTCGCTACGAAACTCACCCTGATAATGCTGGGCGCTTTGCTGTACCTGGTCGGTACCGGCACCTGGTTCATCTGGATCGGACCTGATCTAGTCGGCACTGGCACCACCGGGGCGCTGCTCTACGCATTCGCCGGCACCTGCGCCTGGCTGTTGATCAGCTTCGGCCTGGCAGTTCACATAATCAAGACAGCGCGGCCCACGGCCGGCGGGAGGTAGCTATGGCAGCAGCAGAGCAACTACCTGTTGAGTACCTGTCCGACAAGGTCCCGGAGAAGAACTTCGCGGAGATGGTCGGCACAACGCGCCGCGCCCTTCAGGGCAAGCGCCAGCGCAACATCATCCCCAAAGGGGTGTGGAACGAAATCGATGGTCAGATTTACTACAGCATCAGGAGATATGAGGCATGGCTAGAAAGCCTTTGGGACTGCCCGCCGGAGTTGAATTCGCAGGTCAATCAGTCCGCATTCGCTTCACCTGGCAGTTCAGGCGCTGCGAGACCCTCGCCTATTCCCAAACGCCAAAAGGCATTAAAGCGGCCGCAGATCTACGCGCTACAGTAATAAGCCTGATCAAGCACGGCGTGATGGACGACAAGCGTTACGCCGAACTTTTCCCGAACTCCACCTACTCCACCTACTCCGCAACACCGTTGTTCGGTGAATACGCACAGACCTGGCTCGACAGCCGCGAAGTGGTCGGGGGCACCCGCAAAAACTACCGGATATCCCTCAACCTTTACTGGATGCCGCACCTTGCGCTGCTCCCTATCGATCAGATCACATCTGCAATGCTCCGGAAAATAGCGGGAGACACGCCGTGGAAGTCGTCGACGGTGAAGCGCTCGGCGATCCAGCGGCTGCACACGATGTTCGAGTGCGCCGTGAACGATGAGCTGATCACCAGGAACCCGGTCGGCTCAATTGAGCTGCCGGTGAAAGCAAAGAAACCGGTTGACCCTTTCACGGTGGCAGAGGCGGATTTGATAATCGGGCACCTGTACGAGGTGCTGACAGGGTCAATGCGGGTCTACGCTGCCTATTTTGAGTTCGCGTTTTACACCGGCATGCGGCCTGGGGAGATAGCGGCGTTGCGCTGGGATGAGGTGGATACAGAGGGGCGTGTCGCCAACGTGTGCAGAATCGTGGCTGACTACAAGATCGAGGAGCGCACGAAAACCCGCGAAACGCGGCGGGTCATGCTGAATAGCAGGGCATTAAATGCCATTGAGGTGGCCAAGGGTGTGGCCGAGTTGAGGGCAAAACAGAGCCGGCGCCAGCATAAACAATCGCCGTACGTTTTCCCGCCGACCAAGAACTTTGAGTTCATTCAGCAGGCCAGCGTGACCGACAAGCATTTCAAGGCGGCGCTGGTCGCGCTGAAGATCAGGGCCAGACGGCAATACAACTGCCGCCACACTTACGCTACCATGTGCTTAATGGCAGGCATGAACCTTGGGTTCATCGCAAATCAGCTCGGTCACAGCGTGCAAATGCTGCTGACGACTTACGCCCGATGGATCAATTCCAGCGAAGACTGGAGCGAAGTCGGTAAGCTTGAGCAAAGCCTGATTGGTACAAAATTGGTACAGACATAA